CGGGAATAGCTGACTATTAGCTATGTAGCCATACCGCTCGTGCTGCCTAAATGCGTTCATGTCGCAGTGCAAGGTCTTAAGCTCCGGAATTTTGTAAGACTCAACCACTTCACCATTTTCAGTGTGGAGCGGCACGGCCTTAGTTTTGAAAGTAATTGTTGCTTGTCTCATAGTTTGCTCCTTTGTTATATACCGCCTTCAGACCTTGCTTAAGTGTCTGTCTGGCATAGTGCCCGTGTCTCCCCCACGGGCTAGGGCTAGGAGTGTTAGGCGCTCATCCTGATTTACTCATAACGCGCTCCTTTGCTGTGATAGAACCAGCTATTAAGCCAGTTAAAGTGATACAGGTTACTGCCGTAAGCGTTACGGACCAACAAGAGCTCATTACCATCAACCACTGCCACTGTCACGCAATCGCCCGGCTCCAAGCCGATAGCCACTTGCTCTCCGGTGAGCTCCTGAATAAACCGCTTGGCTCCCACCTTCGTTACACAGGCAAAGGGTTTTATCAGGTGGCGGTCTGCCACTGTTTGATAAACGTCGTATGTCATTGCTTGTCTCATAGTTTGCTTACCTCACTTGTCTAACAATGTATTCATTGTATCACATTGTTTGACAGGTGTAACACCTAAGAGATTAAAAAGGCTCTTTTAATTTCGCTGCTATTTTTTCGGCGAGCTGGTCGACCAGGTGATCCAGTTGTGGTTCGAGGGCAGTCCAAACAGCTTTAGCTAGCGCGATACTAACGTCAGCATCTTGCGGCAAGTTTTTTGCCTCAAGATTCAATTTGCAGGGGGTGCAAATTGGCATTCTCGGGTATGTCGTGTTGTCGAACCATCTATCCTGACCAATTGCTATTTCGGCTTTGCACTGAGCACATGCCGCTGCTCGCGACTTCGTTCCTGACCCAAATCTGTTTTTAATTCGCATATTAATATCCTTCTCCGCGCGCGCGATATTTATCATATTTATATATATGGTGTTTGGGAGAGTCGTAAGAGTGAGGAGCGCAGCGTTAGCGAAGGCGAACGAACGAATTAACGACGGTCTAACGCTGCTTATTGACGCGCGCGCCTGTAATCTTAGACTCGTATCTATATATGTTTGCATACTTTGTCGAAACAGTGTCGAAATTGTTAGCAGAAGCGGTGAAACACTCATGATTTTGGGCGCTAGTCGCTCGTGTCCGCTCACGCTGCACTCGCTAGCGCAGTCGAGATGGTGTCTCAAAGTGTCTCAAAGTGCATACATTGTCATACATTGTAAACATTCAGCAATTCGTATTTTTTGTTGTCCGACAATACGACAATACGAATCCCGAAACCGGGCGCCCGTGGGCTTTTTGACAACGCACTACAATGTGCACATGGTGTTACACTGTAATACACGGTGTACTAAGGTGTGTCGTAAATACAAGTGTAGCAGAGTGTAGCACTTGTTCGTAAAGGTGCACAGGCTCAGGGTCCTGGGCTTTTCGTGCGCCGGCGAGCCCTGGGTAGTGCGCGCCGGCGTATAGGGTGGGGGATACCGCACCCCCGCACTACCCCCGCCCTCCGGGCGGGCGCCCATATACCAATAAATATGGTCCCCACACGTCATAAAATGTGTGCATTGTGTGACACCTGGATACAGAAAAGCAGGACGCCCAATCCGCCCTGCCCTTCTGCTCGTCGTTGAGCACCCTACCACTGATGCACAGTAGGCAGTGTAGCACTGGTCCCTGAAAAAAATAAATAAAACGAGCCCGGCGGCATAAAATGTGTACAATGTTGAAACTCACATAAGGAGGTTTGCATCGTGGGTGATAAAACCGGAATATTTATTCCATCAGAGGAGGAGTCCAAGCGGATGCTGGGGATGGTGCTTGAGTGGGTACACATGTTGAAAAATCAGAGGGTGTCTCCGGATATTGCCGCTTATATTGCCAGGGATATGCTTTCGCCTATGAGGTATCATCCACTGGAGTCGGATTCGGTTCAATCGCATAACTGTGAGCTGCCGAGCGGGTTGGTCCAGGGAAGTAGTGTTTACATACCAATGCCAGAAGAGGAGTAGTGAAATGTCCGAAGAAATCGAAAAGCTGCGGAAGCGGGAGATAGAGGAACGGAGTGGGTGGTGTTCGTCGCACAAGCCGGCGCCCCTTGAGCACACCGCTCGCCACGACGCGCCGGTACCGCACAAAGGTGAGCCTGTACTGTTTGAATGCACTCTTGAGGTAACTCACTCAAGCATCCAGCGGTTCTTTCCAAACGGCGCCACTCCCGGGTTGGCACTGGGAACCATCATCGATGACATCCGGCGCCTCAACAAGAAAAGAGTCGCAACGGTGAGGGTCTACTTCGATGAATAGTAAGAAGTCTTATTTCCAGATGTACCGAGAGATGGTGTTCCTTGGCCCGGTGCTTTTGGTTGCGGTGAGGAAAGGTGGTGTCCTAACTGGTGACTGGCAGGGGCGGTGGTATGCATCTTTGGCGGGGTTGGATAAAAACGCCCCGTCCCTGGTAGTGGAAGCCCCTACTGCTGAAGTGGCTGTGGAAAAGTTACACGAGGCAGTGATGGCGCACGGCCACAAGCTGTTGGCCGGGGTGAAGGAGCGGGCTGTGACGGAAGCTACAACTGAGGCCGAGCAAGCGGTTGATAGCCTTCGCCAGATGATGAAGGAGGACAAGTTAGACCTATGACAAATCTACACCCTCAGGCTAACCCGGAGCGCTACAGGCCCCTCGTCCGGCAAGCCGGCCAAAAGATACTCGCTCTCTGCCACGAGCGCAACCTCACCATTGCCGACGTAGAGGAGATGTCCGGCATCTCCCATGTCTCTCTCGGCAATATGCGTAACGGCAAAAGCTCGGCCGGCATCATCACCTACCTGAGACTGCGCGATGTCCTTGGCATACCACTGTCAGCACTGTTCGACTGCTCCACCCCGGTGGATGAACAAATGGAGGGGTTATGAAATTAAACCCAGATATCACCGAGCTGGTGGAGCAACTGTTTGAGTGGTCTAGCAAGGTCATCATTGAAAAAGTCGGGAAAATGCCAGACGGCAGCGTGGTGCTCAAAGTGATGGCCGCTGGCCGGGAGAGCAAAGGTTACACCTTCCAACTCAACCACCTCACCGTCGTTAAAGGAGCCGACGTATTTCTGCAAAAAATTTTGATGTGCCCAACCGTTGATAGTGCCAATTTTGTATTTAGCCCAACATCATTGGGGTATCTCGTTGCCTTCTTTGATAAACAAGGGAACACCATAGCCGCCGGCCATGGTGGCACTCTGGGCTTGGCCTTGAATAGGGCTCTCGAATTCTTCGATCGCTGGTGCGAAAGACAAAAGGAAAAAACAATGAAAACAAGAGAACAACTACTACTGGATGTGTCCAACCTTCAAGTTGAAATCAATACAGCAAGCTCCCGTAAGCTTTTCCCTCCCACCCTTTGCTTGAATCTCATCACCGCTCTGTCTGATTTTCAATGCATTGCCACAGAGATGGAAATGTCGCCGAGCAACGAATCCATTCTTGAGATGCTGAAAGAGAAAATCAACCAAGGCTTCCTGAAAGAATCAGAGGTTGTGGATGTTCTCATCGGCAATATGAGAGAGCAAACGGAAAAGAAGATAGAATAATGTAGACATCTGCTATAGTTGTATGATAATGTAAGCAAGCTTTGTGAATTCGTGGAAACGTAATCGGTGGAAACCGGAGGTAAAAATGAAATAGATATTTTCCAGACCCCAGGTTATCTCGAAGTTCCTGGGGTCTTTCTTTGTTAATGGAGGTTCGATGGAAAAAACGTACACACTCAAAGAAGCGGCCGCACTCTTAAACGTCCACCCTACCTGGCTGGGAAATCAGTATCGGCAGGGGCTTTTGTGGGCCGGACAATTCGAGGTGTCGCCGTGTGGTTACACCAGCTTCGTTTTCACTGGTGCTGATATCGCCGAGGTTCAGGACAGTTTGATACTACAAGCTGAACGCGCCAGAAGGCGGTGGCGAGAGCTGTACAAGGCTGCCGTGCAGGAGGCTAAAAACCATGAACAATCCCACCCCGGAAGACCCGGACAATATCACCGACCCGCTTCCCGGTGAAGAGATTGACATGACCAAAGACCTGAAGCCGACCTTCTGGAACCGCACCGCTTACTTCAGGCACACTGTATTCAACAACACGGTAGGAAGGCTTGCGGACCTGTTCTACTGGATGACGAGAGGCTCAAATAGCAATGACAAGTGAGATTGGTGTACTTAAGGTGCGCGTCGTATTCGCCGAATATGACGTAGCCACCCAAAAAACACTCTTCTGGGTGGCTGGCGATGACAAAAAATACGAAGTCGACTTCACCGTGGAAGAGATGCAATGCTTGAAAGAGCTTTGCGACCAGTACGCCTCCTGGGCTGAGGTTCGTATTGAAAAGGAAAATCAACTGATAGTGGTTTGGAAGATACCAGCCAGCTTTGCTATCAGGATTGAAGAACCAAACCACAGTTTTTCTGGGGTCTTTTACGACTATAGGATGATTGACCTGGCGCTAGTGTTAGCAGCCCAGGACGGCGTCAAAGCAAAAGGACATGGCACAACGGAGACAGACTTATGGTTGATATAAAAGAGCTAGAGCAGAATATGTCGGTCATTACAATGACGGCCGAGCAGTTCTCAAAAGACATCCTCGAGGTTAGAAAGGCTTTGCGAGGACTGGGGCTGAAGGTGTACCTCGCAATCCCCCTAAACGATATCGGCATCCCTGGCGAGCTGTCGTGGCAGCTCATTCCAAGGATAGACGGAAAATGGACAATCTACTACCGAAACCCGGTAGAAGGCGTGGAAACCTGGACGCCCGCTAATCTGCTTAAAATGGCTCACCGGCACAGGCTTGGTATGGTGATGGCTCAGCAGTATTTCATCAACCAAGTCAACAAAATCCTAAAAATGGGAGTCGTAAACCCCAGGCATCTGTACAACAGGAGTGAAGAATGAAAAAGATTGATTTTGCGGCTGTTACTTTTGGTGTGGCGGCTGTTGCGGGGCTTTTGGTTTGGTACGTGCCAGAGTTATTTTCTAAACCCAGGGCACCGTCAGCGGTACCGCCACAAAGAAAGGCAGAGTTTGTGGCGCCAGCTTACGTGTGGGTAGACAACACTGGTTATCTGACTTTTGGACAACTGCGAGATGTGCCGCCGGAATGCTTCCACGGCTTTGACACCGTGAAAGGATGGGCTCACGGACTAATAAAAAAACCCATTGTCGGCAAGAGCTGGTAGCAAGTAATTTAACATTACCGGGAGGTTTTATGCCGGTCTATCAAGTGAGAACAAAGTTTAGCGCCATTAGAACATGGGAGGTCGAAGCTAAAAGCCAGAAGGAAGCAGAAGAGAAAGGGCACGCACTAACGATTCAATACTGGCTATCCAAAGCAGTTTTCGGCAGACGGGGGAGCGGCGACAAAATACGCACGTTATCGGTGCATGAAGTGGCTGCAAGTAATCAGGAATAAGATGCAAATGACTAGACCAAAACAATTCTACAAAGAAGACAAAGACCTAGCCGAAATAAGCGCGTACTTTGAAGGTGAGCCGATTGTAATTGAAGTTAAACCGGTGACCGGCAAAGACTGGGACCACGACTTTATTGCCTGGTGTTCTTTACCCTGTGATGATGTCGTCTTCCACTTAGAAGGACGCTCAAACAGCCTAAAACAGGCAGTGGCAAATCTTCACGCGAAAATGAAAGAACACGAAAAACGCAACAAATAGAGGTAGCCATGTCTTACAAAATCACTCACGAAAAACACTCAATGGTAATTGACGCACCGTGTTTCGGTGTGGCCGTGGATATGTATTTAGCCAGTTGCGGGATGTTCGGCTACGACGAAATCGAAGTGGAAGCCAGCGACGATATACCTGACATAGACAGGTCTGAACTTCTTAGGTATTACCCAAAATGCGAAGATGCCGACGAGCAAAGCAGGATGGACGCATGGCACAAACACGCAACACGCAAGTAATAGAGAGTAAGCCGGAGGTTTTGACATGACATTAGAAGGCACTTTAGATCATCACTGCGCAACTCTTGGATGCCCCGAAAAGCGCATCCTTAGCGGCACCTATTGCAGAAAGTGCGCACTTGTTCGACTCACCAATTACGGGGTGCTGGTAGCTGGTACGGGATATATAAAAATCGTGGAAACCGAGAACGGCACCGAGCGGCAAGTAATTCACAAACAGTAAGCCGCAACAAATCAGGAATCAGATGGAGGTTAGAGAAGTGAAATATACAAAGGCAAGTTTCGTGCGCTGGATCTATTTCAATCCAGAAACCGGCGTGTTTATAGAAACGATGCCACAAGGACCGAATCTGCTTGGTATGTCCGGTGGGCTATCGCTTGCGCGAGCATTGATGTTCGCAACAGAAGCAGAAGCAAGGTCGTGGGAGAAGGACGTCAAACAGCTAAATCCGAAGTTTAGAGTAACAAAAGTCATTCTTGAATACGAGGCGGATAAATGCCCCGAAACGGTCAATTGTGGTCCTTGTGAAAAGTGCCTGACAGCAAAAGGATACAAGGCTACACCGTGCTTCCATAAATGCGAAAAGCACAACAAATAACAAGTTATCTGGGAGAAACCATGGACAACACAAACAGAATAGAAATCGAAGTTAGGCGATATCTTTTTCGCGTGCCTTCAGCCGTGTACGTAGAGGTACTGGCTACCAATGACATTGCAGCCAAGCTGAAGCTAGATGGCACACAACGAAAAGAACGAGGGGAAGCTGTCACGTACCGAGACTATGAAAGGGCAGAGCTTATCGCCAGCTTGCCAACTGAGTGACAATTATCTGGGAGAAACAACAATGGCTGACAATTGCGAACGATGCTACGGCATGACACGCGAGCAACTGTGTAATGAGCTAGGGCACTACCGGTGTGCAGTGTTTGATATCAAGGCATACCTGGACGGCGAGATGCCGCATAAGGACTTGATTACCGTTGTAGTCGAAGCGCTAGGCACACTAAAAGAAGCACTAGCGGAAGAAAACGCAACTGAGTGACAATAAGCAGGAGGTTTTATGGAATATTGGAAAGTGGTTTTAACAAACGAGTACGACGAATACTGTGGGAGTGAGCGATTCGGCAGTAAGTGGCAGGCTGAGAAGTACGCGAAAGATGGTCTGCGACTCGCTAAGCCAGGGGCATACGCAAGCATCGAACACTGGCAAAGGCAGAGCACTAGCGTTATTAAGCCTACCGCTGATGCTTGCACCACAAACTGAGCGACAATAAGCAGGAGATTACACAATGGATTTTGGTTGGATTATTTCCGGTCCCGGCAGCACATGGGTCGATGAGGACTTCGATTTAGTGCGGAATCCAAAAGACGCCGGGGTCTTCCACGACCCGGGGAAGGCGCTCAAAGAGCTTCAGGCAAAGTACGTGACCGGCAAGGACTTCAAATGGAAGTTGCACAAGCTGACCGCCGAGCTGGTTGCATATAGCGGACAAGACGCCTGGCTGCCGTATTAGACAACTGAGTAACTATTATCTGGAGGAAACTATGCCCAGTTTTATGGTCCGCATCACCTACGATGTCCGCGTTCAGGACAAATTTGAAACAACAATAGAAGGGCTACAGAACAAATACGAAATAGGCTCCAGGTGCTTTGAGGATTACATTGAGCAGACTGCGAAGAACATTCAAGAGATGTCAGAAAAAGGTTTTTGCACTTGCCACCGTATGACATTGGAGGTACTACGGGAAGCGACAGAAGAGGACATAAAATGCTACCCGCAAACGGTCAGCTAACTGAATATCAGATGGAGATTATTGGAATGAGTTTTGATAAGTGGATGCTAGAAGAACGACACAAGCAAGCAGAAAAAACGGAAGATGATTGGCTGATTTTTGCTGTTGACTCGCAAGATAGCTATTGCGTTTTCGCGTATGGCGGACCGCCAGCCAACAATCAAACCCCGCTGTGTTGTGTTGAATTAGAACTTGAAGGGCTGTCTCACCGAGAACTAATGGACTCGATTGAATGGCGGATAGAATTTCCGAGCCTCCCTGGGGTTTACAAGTTTACCGGTCGATTCTCATGGTTTGAATCAAGAGATTGGGAAACCGGTATTGTAGACGATTGGCATCTTATAGCCCAATCGGGCGTAATCAAGCCCTTGTGGCAATTAGCTGCAAGTAACTAGGTATTACACGGAGGTAACTATGGACGAAATCAGGAAGCTAGTACAGGCGCTGATAGATGAGTGCCTAAGCGTAGCGCATTCAGGCGTAACGCATGACGGGCTAGAGTCGGATGCTTCAGAAGCGCTGCTCAAAGCAATCAGCAAGCTATCACGTCCACAGCATGACGACTTTGCGTTAGTTTGTCTTTGCGACTACTGCCAGAGCGATGACGACGAAAACACAGATGATTGAGGATTAGCCAGAGATGACAACAAAGAAAGATCGGCTCATGCAGCAGATTGACCATTTAGTCAGCGTGTCTATACTTGAATATATTTCCGTTAGCAATCACAAAGAAGCATATGGCGCCGAACGGCAAAGACTTCTGGAGCACATCGAGAAGAGGCTGACCGTCATTTGCCGCAAGGCTGACGCCTACGATGGGATACGGGACGGCACAACTGAGGGGAAATCAGATGCAGGATGAGTGCGACTATTGCCAGAAGCCGGAGAGTCATTGCAAATGCTTCCATTGTAGGCTCTGCGGGGATTTTGACGGTCTGATTACAGCACCAGACCAGACTTCTTGTCGATGTTCACAACGCCACCCACCGGACAGTAAAGCATCTCACGAAGCCGCCGAAGCACTGAAGGCAAAAGGTATACCGCCTTGTTACGTGTGCGGTAGAGCCAAGGCTATCTGCGACAAAGTAGCGGAAGAAATAGGCTTTGACGACTGCGAAGAATGGGCAAGTCACTAAACACGGATAACAGGAGATTAGTTGTGGCGAGAACGAAGGCGTTACCAAAGAAGCCACTAGAGCCAATTCCGGTTCTCCGCTTTGTGCAGTGGGTCCGCTTCTCTCGGCCGGGAACTTGCGCTCACTGTCTGAAGCCTATACCAGACTCAAGCTTTGGTTATATCGAGCCAGTAAGCGACCTTAGATATCATTACGAATGCAAGCCGCAGGGTAAATGGAGGATTTTATGAAAAGCAAACGGAAAGACGAATTGGCAATTGATTTTGTGGATGGAACCAGGCTTACTTTTTCGGACGGGTGCCTTTCTGTCAGACTGCCTGGTCGCACGACCAGCGAGATAAGCGAAGTGATACCCCAGGAAGTGGCCGAAAACGTTATCTCGCTGCTCGAAGATTGGATAGCTGAGGAAATAGTAAAATAAACACAAAACCCGCTTCAGTCAGTCGAGCGGGGTTTTATGTCTCATCACTACCTGAAGAGTGGTGGGCAGATATTCCATAGACCTCTCCCCGTAGGTGTAACACCAATATAATTTGTCTATCCTCTCCTGTCAACAAAAGTGATACTGTTTAGTAAATGTATTGAGAGGTAATGGAAGTGAAAGCAACGGTGACGCTGGAAAAGGCAAGAACTCTAATTGCAAAGCTGGACGACTGGTTGTGCGCCCCGTCTGGCGGCAGGCGCTGCTCACCCAAGCAGATCGAAGAGTTTCTGGAAGAGATCGTGATACTGCCCAGGGTGGAGCCGTTTCCAGATAGTCTCCCTTACCTGGCTGATTACAGTCTCAAGAAGAGGCTGGAAAGAGGGACCAGTGATATCGCCGACCCGCGCCTTAGACAGGTTGTGGTGACCAATTTCATTTACCGAAAGCTCAAGGCGCCGCAAAGTATAGCTGAAGAGATGGCCACTTGTTTTTTGCTGCTTGAAACCTAAAAACCGACCCCACATGCAAGGGCCGGTTTCAGGTGTCAAGACGGAGGCTTCAAATCCGCTCCGATAGATTACTACTTGTCTTCGATTTCTGCAACCTCGGATACAGACAAGCGGTTTTGCCTGGGAGGGAGAGGTTTAAGCCCGCCGACCTTGGCGATTTCGGCGGGGTCTGTGGGGTGTGGATTCGCGGGAGCTATAACCTCCTCGCCACGCTTCAGGGCTTCCAGGTACTGTCTTGGGCTCGGATTTACCCAATACTTCCCTCGGCAAGTCTTTCCGTCATTTGAGTATACAGTCGCCCACCCCCAAGGGTGTGGCTTATCCCAGACGTACCAATCACAATTAGTGTCGTCATAGGCCGCGCCGGCCTGAAGGGTTTCACCGGCAAACGCCGGGCAGCAAAACAGTAAAGCTATCAGCAAAGCAAGCATATTCACACCCCTTGAACAATGTGTTAAGATGTACACATCTTATTACAACTATTGAGGTTTGGATATGGTCGAGAAAGAGGAAGGTGTAACACCTGGCAGTCGTCCGCTTGGTATTCGGGTGCCGGCTGGTATCTACGAGGAGCTGGCGGTCAAGGCAGCCGAGCAGGATAGAACGATGTCCAAGATGGCCCTAATTGCAATTACCCACTATTTGGTGTATGAAAAGGAAAAAGCCAAGAGGGCTAGTGCGCAGAGAGAGTTGGCGAAAACCAAAGCCGGAGGGTTCACAGATTAGACACGGTGCATGGTCTGTTGCTGGTGAGATAGAGGTGGAGCATGAGGTCCGCCAATTTGTGGCCAGTCTACTTTTTCTTACACTTTACGATGCCCTGGCCCTAGCCCAGGGCAAGTGCAGGAAGATTGGAGCCACGGCAGAAATAGCCAGGGACCGTGAATCCGCCAGGCGGTATCAGCAAAAGGAGAAAACCAATCTCCTGCTGTGGATTGGCGGGAGGGAGTTTCACTACTACTGTTGGGCGCTCGGTCTTGATGATGAAAAGGTTGCCGAATATATCTTCCGCGTTCTAAGGGGAGATGTGGAGGCCATCGAGCAGTTTGAGGTTGCAGTCAAGGAAATAGGAAACTATCGGATGGTGGCCAATGGCTCGTAAATCGACCAGAAGGACTGCTCAGGCGAAATCCTTTGAAGAGGGTATCGCCACAGTAGTTGACCCCTACCGCCCAGATGTAAAAGCGTTTGAGGAATATTATTCCAAGAACAGGCCATGCACCAACTACAAAGAAACTCTTGAATACCTCAACCACTTGAAGTTTGGCGTAGCCCATGGCATGGTCAACTCCAAGGCGGCCAACACCCAGGTGTATATCATCAGTCATATTCTGATGATTCTGAACAAGATGGAGAGGGGCACCGAGGAGCTAAGTGAAATCGAGGAGCTGCTTGAGCAAAGAGGTGGGCAGGTTGAATTCACCGAGGAGCAGGCATCCCTGATCACGCAGCAATCAAGTATGGTGGTGCAGGTCCAGTTAATCAAAAAATTCCTACTGGAGAATGGCGCCAAAATAGCCGTACAGGAGCCCAAAGAAAAAATAGTAGACGTAGAACAGGTCTACGAACTAACACAAGTCAAAGCGGAAGAGGAAGGTTTTATATGAGCGATTGGCCGGATGTGAAAGTGACCCGGATTAGTTCTATCGATTACGCCAAGGTGCCCCCTTCAATGGTGCCGATTCAAGCCCAAGAGCGCTATAAGCGTATAGCCAAATTGCTTGCCGTGGTTGGGCCGGCGGTTAAAGCGGCCCCGTACTTCTTGGACGATTCGATGTTTGCTCTGAGCCCGGAGCAGTGGGCTGCATACATCATGCAGTCCGCTTCGGAGGTTTTCATTGTCAAACACGAAGACAGACTTCTTGGGTTTCACATCCTTGAGGGGATTAAGCCTGGCCGCCACGCCATCTGGCATGCCTTCCTGCCCTCGGAAGCTGGCTTACTGAAGCACAGGGTGTCCTCAGCCTTCGAGGTTCTCAAGTACGCCTTCAGGAGCAACGGGCTGGGCCTAATCAAGGTGAAAATGCATGTCACCGAGAACAACACTCCGGCGCTAAGAATGGCCGGTTGGTTTGACGCCCGGGTGGCTGGCAGGCTCTACTGTGAAACCTTTCACCGTGGCACGGCTCATGATATGTTGGTCCTTGAGATTTTGAATCCCATTCTCCAGCAATCGATAGAGGAGCCGCTAGAAGATGAAAGCGAACCTGAGCGCACCCAACATGACCAGTCCGGCGCTGGCCTCCTCGATAGCCGATCCCTACTTCAGCTTTCAGAGCACGGGGGCGCCGAGCTACGACAGCTCGGGGATGAGCCAGGCAGCGAGCCTATTGAGCAAGGAGCCGCAGACGGCGGAGCAGATGACGCAGTCGGGACTGGCAGCCGAGAAGCTCTTACCGGAGGATCTGAGAGTGAGTGGTACTCAGTTCTCCCCCGAAGAGAGAGCTAGGTGGGAAAACTTCTACCGCACCCAGTACCTGAACCCGAAAGTGGCACAGCAAAAAACCGACCTCTACCAGAGCGGTCGGGCTAATTCAACTTTCGGGGCTGCCACCCTCGGACAAGCTCTAGCCCAAGGCGAATACGAAGCAATGAAAGCCGGTGAGGATATGTACAACTCCCGGTTCAATCAGCAGATGCAGCGTCGTCAAAGCTTCTTCGGTAACGAAGGCAGGCTGGCTGAAACCTCCAATCAGCTCGGTATGCAGAATCGTACTAATCTTGCGAATATGTACATGCAGGACAGCCAGAATAAAAACCAGATGGCCTTCAATACCTGGCAGGCCCAGAATGACTTTGGGCTCAAAGGGGCTCAGTTCAACTGGAATAAGAACACCGACCTCTGGAACCGTGATAACGATTTATACAACAGGGCTAAGATAGAGCGCGATTGGAACGCCGAGCAGAATGCCCAAAGGACACAAGCGCTTGCGTCTGGTGGTGGTGCCATCGGTGGTGGCGTTAGGAATTTGTTCTAATGGCTTACAATCAAATCTACTCTAATTACACACCACGCAAGCAGTCATTCGGTCCAGTGCCGCTGGCTGGTGGTAATTCCGGTGGTGGTGGCTGGCAGCCGGGTGGGCTGAATACTGGCGGTTCGGCTTTCACGCTTGGACAAGCCGACAATCAACAGCCACAAGGAAGCGCAGTTAACCTGGCTGGCGGGGGCACGGCGACACCAGAAAATTACTTGGGTGACTGGGTACCAGAGCCGCGCAGAAAGATGTTGTCTCAAATAGGGTTTGGTAATGGCGCTGGCTCTGAATTGCTTTCCTTGCGAAAGCAGTATAACGCCGAGAAAAACAACTACGCCAAGCAAGACCTGATGAGCAAGATGGTTAATGCTGAGACTCGGTTCAACCGAGAGCTGCAAGGGCAAGAGCAGGAGTATAGAAGTCTCGCAAGGGACGCGAATTATGCTGGCGCTAGAAAAATGGTCAACGAGGAAACAGCCGCCGGTCGTGGCGAAGGTTTAGCGGCAATGGCTGGCAATGCGATCCTCAGCAACAACCACTTCAGCCACGGTATCATCAACCAGGGACGCATGGTAGCACCGGCAGGCAACGCTGTTGAAGATGCGCTTAAGGCATACCAGATGACGGGACGAACGCCCAATCAATCTCTTCTTCAGATGCTGGCTGTGAGCGATGCTTTGTCGCAAGATGACTATATGCCTTCCGGTCCTTTTGGGTTGAACAAAAGTCTGGGCAGCTACAAATCCATGTCAGATGTCGGCCAGGCTGGCGGCATGAAGGTTTTCGGCTACGATGACGCTTTCGGCGGAAGTGGTAAGCAGGCGGCCATTCAAGATTCGTTCGATATTCTGCGTGATAATAAATGGCAGAATGATGCAAAAAACTCCTATATCAAATCAATCTTAAACACGCAGCCGGTGGGTGATTACAAGGGACCATCAAAAGAGTATCTATCGAATATCAAAGGCTGGAACAAGTTTCCCAAAAACTATGCTGGACCTGGCGCCAACTCAGAATACACTGGTAATTCCGGTTACCCTGGCGAAGGTTATGCTTTGTCAAATGCTGGCTACGTACCCACCAATGCCACCGACGGGGTTATTGATGGTGAGGATTCTAACGGTTGGATTGATGGGTACAGCACTGGCAGCCGGAACCCGCAGAGGTTTGACCCTACTGTGGCGAGTGACCAGTACAGCCCGAAGCTGGGAAACCTGACCGGCTGGAACCAGGAGCGTATGTCCAAGCCCTACTTACAGCAGGACGACAAATACCCGATGCAAAGAGGGGATTTTACAGGAAACCCCAGACCCAGTCTTCAGCGCGGATTCCAGGGATCGCCTTTGGATTTGCTAAAAGGGATAGCAGGGGCAGCCACCGCCCCCTTGGCCGGGGCCGCCAATTCGTGGAAGCCAGGACGAACAGCCTACGATGTTCCGCTTCCCAGGGAACTCCAAAACCCCTTCGCTGGAACTAAAAATATATCCTTGCCAGCCCTGCCGGCAGCCTTTGGTATAGCGGAAGCCCCGCCACTAAAGAAGGTAGAGGCAAAAAATCTGGCTTCTCCAAAAGGGGATATTTTCGACCAGCAGCTATTTGACACCCAGTCCTACGGCTCCCCCGATGTCCGAAATTACGAAAAGGATAACGCCCCGGCCGCAAGGGGGGATAACGCCTTTCGCCATGCCCCGGTCGGCCCGGTCGAGGCCGGGCAAATCGATGCTGCGATGTCTGGCCCCTGGCTCAGCAGAAGCCAAGACCCTCGCCACAGGGCGGTAGTCAATGGCTTTAAGCAGCTCAAAATCAAAAACCCTCCCATGGCCCAGTTCCTAGCCCGAGCCTACATGTAGCCTTACGCGGCGCACTACTCTATGGCAAGATTGCCTTGGAGGAACTGCCATGTATAAACGTTCTATTTTCGACGGGAACCCAATTCTTGCCCAGCTCGGCGCTCAGGACATGTCCACTGCTGGCCCGCCAGTTGTCGGGCAATCAGTCCCGCAGCCTGTGGAGAATCCTTTCCAAAAGCCCTTGAATACTGGTGCCGAACTCTTACAGCGAATGCTGCAGGAGCGTATGCCTCCTATGGCGGCACCCACGACAGCGGGAGCGCCCGTGGCGGCAGCCCAGCCCGGGATGGACTTCACTAGCGGACTCCCGCAGCAGCTCCAAAAGGAAATGTTTCAAAACCCCGCCTATGACGCGAATAACCTGAAGCAAATGCAGGCCGCAACCCAGATGCTGATGTCCGAAGCCACCAGTGGTAATTACGACAATAACGGCAAACTGAACACCAGGGGCAGGATTCGCAAGTACGCAGACTCGGCAGGGCAGATAATCCAGGGGCTCGGCGGGCTCGGCGCCGCCTTTGGCCCGGTTGGTGCAGCCAAGGGATTCAATACCTACCTTGAGCAGGCCCAGAAGCAGTCAATCGAAAAACAAAAACTCCAAGCCGAGCAACGCAAGCTGGCCATCGAAGGCATGGACAAACTGGCCGAGGTGATGGGCAAAAGTCGGCAGTACACAGTCAAGGATGTGGAGAATATTCTCAAGGCTAAAGAGTCTCAGGCTACCGTGGATAAGCTGGTCAGCGACCGGCGACTGGTTGACGAGAAGATTCGCGGTGAAGAGGCTAACACAGCCACAAACAAAAACAAAAGCGTGACCGAGATAATGGATGCCATCCGGTCTGGTGCTGCTGGACAAAAGGATGTGGCTGGCGCTCGAGCCACCAACGAACTTGGCGACCTGAGAGAGGCCCAGCAAAAACTGACCCAGGAGAAGGGCAACACGGAAGTCACCAAGCAGGATGTGAACAAGGAGAAGGGTACACAGATTAAGGCTGGCACCGAACTAAAGAAAGCTCAGACTGCTAAAACGGTCGAAGAAACCGGGCTGGTCAAGAACAAGCAAAGCACCCAGGTTGATGTACAACACCTTCTCAAGGCGAAGACCGAGGCTATCAAGGCGAAGGCGTCTGGAGAGGCGATGCCGCAAGACCCGGGGCAGCTTCAAGCGCACGTTGAGAAGATGGACACCATCTTGAACAAAGGGCTACCGCCGGGCGCGGTAAGCGATCCTATCGTCCAGAAGCTCAAGGAAGCAATGCTGAGACGCGGAACCTACACCCCGTCTCGAGTGCAATACATCCTAAACGTGGTCAAAGGTATGCCTAAGTATCAGAAGAAAAAAGACAGCGATGGGTTGACACCGTTACCAGGAGCGCAGCATGGCTAAGACTAAACCGCTGAATGAATTCGATGAATACCAGGCCATCATTGACGCCGCTAATACCGGCGGCGATACCGCAATGGATACTGGAGATACCGAGGGTACACCAGAGGAGTTAACAGCCACAGCAGAAGCCCTTCCTGATGGTGACGAGTTTGATGAATACCAAGCTGTAATCGACTCTGCCAATGCTTCAGTTGCACCTTCTGCCCAGCCCGCCGCGCCGAATATGACCAAGCAACTTGCTGGATTTATCGAGCAAAATGTGATGAATCCGATTGGCCTCTCTGGCGCGATAGAGGGAGTTAAGAAGCTTGGTTCAGAAATATATCAAATGCCCGGGCAAGTAATGCAAGACCCCGTGGCGGGTGCCACCGCTCTTGGTGGCGGTGTAGCGGCTGGGGCTGGTGATGTCATTGACCAGATATTGAACCTTGGGGCCAAGAGCAAGCAAGGCTTGGAGTCTTTGCCGATGGGCGAACTGTCGCCATTTTACCCAGCCGCAGTGGCTATGGATGAATTCCAGAAAAGGGTACTTGGCGGGCAGCCATCAAATCTCAGGGGTGCAGTTGAAGGAATTCCCGCTGTAGCCGCAGCGTCCAAGCAGGTGCCTGGCGCGTATCACCTGGCCCAAGGATTGCCAACGATTGCAGCAACCCTTCTGACCGGTGGCGAGGGACTAGCAGCGCGTCTCGGGATTGGCGCAGCAGAAAACCTTGGTCTGGGTACGTTATCCGGGTTGAATGAGCAGGTAAAAGCCAGACAGCAGATGGACCTTGGCTCGGCGGTGAAAAATGCGCTACCACAGGCATGGATAGGTGGTGCCGCCGCAGGACTGCTTGGACGGAGAACAAAACCGGCGCAGAAAGCCGAGCCTGTGATTGGACCGCCATCACCACCACCGCCACCGGGAGCGCCATCGATATCGCCAGTGGTGTCATCTGGTGTTGCTATAAAGCCAGTAGTTAAAACCGGAAAACCAGTTTTAACAAAGAAGCAAAAGATTGAAAGCCAAACTGGCAGCCTGCGTGGGCAAATTGTGCAAATGCAGCAAAAGGGTATGGGGCGTGTTAAGTCTGGACCGAGAAGCTATCTTGACCTTACGCAACAACCCAAGCCTGAACTAACAAGGGTCGGACAAAAGCCGCGTATGGTAAGGCCGCCGGAAGCTCCGAAACCCCCGGCGAAATCCAAGCCTGGTCCCGGCCCGAGAGGATACCTGGATTTCAGCAAGCCAAAGCGCGGTCCTCGTGATTACGTTGAATACGATTTCAACCGCCCTCAGTCTGGACCCAGGGGGTATCTCGACCTTACGCAGAAGCCTAAACCAAAGCTCTCCACAATCAAAGGGCAGAAGATTGAGCCGAAGTCACCGGAGGCTCCGAAGAAGCCCGCACCTGGTCCCGGCCCGAGAGGATACCTGGATTTTGATAAACCACCGGAAGCACCGAAAGTGGAAGGTGTGCCGCGTATTTCTGAATTCACTAAGCGCATTCGCAAGGGTGGCGACCTGGCGCATTCCCCTGGTGTGCCCGGCTTTCGGCGTGTCAAGGGCGCTGGCGGGCAAAGCAAAAACAAGGTGGAACTTGTTGATGGGAATGGAAACCCCATCCTCAATGCCAGCAACAAGCCCGTGTCGTGGAGCTGGAAAACTCTTGATGATGCGCTAAAGCCAAAAGCAATCCCGGAGCGGCTAATAGAGGCTCTCAACGAAGCCCGCTCTGGCAAGCGCAAAATAGAACAAGAGCGACCACCTGAACCGCCCCAAAAGATGGAGACTCCAGAACCACCAAAAGCTCCAGAACCAGAGCCGTCAAAAGCTCCAGAGCCCGAACCACCCAAGAAGTCCGAGCCGGAATACGACCCACAGAAGGTGGAAAGCAAGGCTAAGGAAAAGCTTGAAAAGCTTTCCGCTAAACAACAGAGCCTGGAGAAAAACCTCGACAAGTTGGAGCGCGGAGATGTTATCGAGAAACTAAAGCGCAACCGGGAAACCGGAGAATTAGAGCCAACCGAGGTTCGCGCTGAGCGGGCTCGCAATTACATCGAGACTGTGAAAACCCAGAGAGCAAGCGTCGAACAGGCGCTTGAAAGATATCAACAAGCCGTATCGAGGCCCACCAGCGGCTCCGGTGAATTCGGTAAGGCTGCTCTTGAAGGATTGGTAGAACAGCTCAAGGCTGCCGGGGAGAAGGCTGAGCAATTCTTCAAAGAAGAATCTGGACAGGGTGTGGTTGATGGCGGTCCATTAGCTGGGCTTGGTGCCGGTCTGCGGTATATGTCCAAGGCGGCCAAGAAGCTGGACCTCGGGGAAGAAGGGCTCACCCAGCAATGGCGAGGGTTTGCGGCGAAGGTGGAGCGCAACCTCTCCACCTTCTACCACAAACTTAAGAGCCCTGAAGACAGGGCTAAGATTGCCGCCGAGGTGAAAAGCGCAGCCGGACTGGCTAACGATTTCGATATCATCCAAAAGCTTGACCCGGCCGGGTTGAGTATCAGCATGTCTCGACATCGCGGTGTTCTTGAAACTTTGATGTATGACGCCAAATTGCCACAGACTATAGCCGAGCGCGATGCCTTCGCTAAGACTCGCTCGATGTCGGTAGAAGAAGTCTTGGGTAACAAAGAGCTAAGAGCGGTTCTAAGTGAAGACCAAATCAATTGGCTGGCCGCGACCAAGCAGGCAACTGACGGCATGGTGGAGGACGTAAAAGCGCGGTACTTTGATGAGGATATTACCCCTGAATACAAGGAGTTTCTGTCTGACTACTACGAATCTCTCACCGACCATTCTATAAAAGGAGAGAGCAAGAGAAAGACCAGATTGGAAAAAGCGTCCAGGCACATCACAAACGCTCTCTACGACAACATCGTAAAAGGTAACTGGGGCATCCACTCCATCCACTTCTGGGATGCCCTGGTGCACGGCGGTAGCCAGCTCGGCAGGCACTTCTGGAAAGGGGCTGCTGACGCTTACAGCAATCCGACTGTGAAAAATTACATTCGAGGCTATAAGGGCTCCGGGCTGATGAAGTCGGCTCGCTCTGGTGACGCGCCGACAATTTTGGAGAAAACCATCGGTGGTGCCATTGAAAGAGTCGCAGCGAAAAACAAAGTGGTAGCCGGTGCTCTCAAAATAGGACAAGCCCTCGAAGGTGGTTGGCTCGAAGGCGAGAAGATGCATGTCCTCCGGGCCGGCGCATTACACCGTATTGCAACGGATATGAAAATCAAAGGTGGCGCCGAGGGGTTGGTCAAGAAGCTGCAATCAGGACAGCTCACCCCTGAGCAGATTCTCGAAATGAACGTTCGCCAGGCTACCATCCTATCTGACGTAATCGGTTACAACCCTACAGGAGTGTTGAATAGAAACGTATTTCAGCGACGAGTCGGGGCTTTGGCCAAAATTGTTCAACCGTTCGTCGGAATGCGAACTGTGCAATCCAGGTTGCTTTACGACCAGTGGAGCAAAGCCTTCGTGTCTGGCAAGGTGAGCGACCTCAAGTCGGCCGCCGCTATGCACGGTATGCTGCTGGCCACCGGTGGAAGCTCTACCGTGACCAAGCTCGGCAAGGTGGCCATCAAGGGAGCCCTGGGCGCCGCTGCATTAAACGAAGTCGAGAAACACCTTGATGCAATGAAGTTGATACCCAATATTACCGTTTCTCACTTGACACCGGATATGGTGCCAGCGTTATTCATCACTTTGGATAATGCCTCCAGGCTCGCATCCGATATCGGTACTTTTGTTCAGCAGCCGCTCAACCCGGCCGTAATAGCGAAACAGGGCGCAAGGGCTCTGGGTTCTGTGCTTGGTGGCTCTGTCGGTAACGTACCCAGCGTGGGCAACATGATCAAGGCAGCCACCGAGGCTGACAACGTGAGGAAGGGGTACAAGGAAGCTCACGCTTTCGACGAAACAGCCCTACTCAGAAGCCAGTACTCTGGCAAGGCCCTGGTCGGCAAGTATGACGCCTTCGACGCCCTACTTTCCTTCCTCTCTCCTCACGACCTCGACAAGACCCACCACGCCAAGGAAGCGGTTATTCACCGCGACCGAGTGCTTGAAGACATTGGCAATATGTATGGCGAAGTGGCCAGGGCGAAGGCTGCCAAGAAGATATCGGCTCAAACCGAATACGACTGGAACAAAATATCGGAATGGGCCAAGGAAAATTTCGACAACCAGGAAACGAAGGACGCTCAAAAGGCAGCCGACGCGGAAAAGGAACGGAAGAACAAGGCTAAGGCCGATGCGTTAACGCATTGACAAACCTGTGAACAATTGCTAGAAGTGTATCAAGGTGTAACACCGGGAGGTAATATGAAATCTAAACCCAGCAAGAAGCCCATGAGCAACCCTTCTCTGGCTTCACTACCTATCAAGAAGGTTGAGCCCAAGGCTTCTTCTAAGAAGGTCACCAAGGTGCCTAAGCGCCCGACCGGTCGGGGGTGCTAATGGAAGACGATCTGGACGAAAGGGCTCTCGATATTAGCCATTGGGGGCCGGTGGAGAGGGCGGTTCTTTTCAAGTATTCCGACGACGCCCAGAAGGTGTGTGGTGAAATCGTAAGCATGCACATTCGCCCGAATCAAGGGTTTGAAGCCGAAATACTTGTAAAAGCCGGAAATATCACCTACCAGGGAACCGTTTACTGCGGCTGGTGCCGAGAAGGCAAAGGGAAGACCGAATACCAATTCCTCAAAGAGCCAGAAGAGGTTACGCGCCTGAAAGCGCAAATGAAGCGCAAGAAGAGAGAGGCGGTGCTGGCTAAGCTAAAAGAGGAAGAAGGGATAGGAGACGTAGAAGAAGATGACGGATTCCTCGGTGATTTGGAAACCAAAGCGAGAAAGCTTGCTATGGGTGGAAAACGAAAGGGATCTGGTAAAGTATCTGCCGTTGAAGACTCCAGACTACCCAAAGATTCTGGAGCTGAGAGCGAATAAAGCCCTAAGGTCTTTGACCGACAAAGGCTTTCGACGCAATGAATACGAGTTATGCAAAGCCAGCACGAAGTATTGGGTGACCTACTACGGCTGGCTTTTTAACCCTTTATATATTGGCAAAGAGGTTATCCCGTGGGTGCCGTTTGAAACCCAGGAGGAATTCTTCGACTTCTTTGACGAAATGGTTGTCGCCTGTAACCAGCCCCCGCCCAACGTTTTCAGGGCCACAGTGGCCATGCCGAAATGCCGCGAAATGGGTGGCTCCTGGCAGGTTCTAGTTGGACAGGCTCACGACTGGTGTTTCCATGGTGGCTCCCACCTTATTCTTTCAAGAAAGGAAGAAGAGGTGGACGAATACGGGAACATGGACACCCCTTTTGAAAAAATCCGCTACTTTCTGAAGCGAATTCCCGAATGGCAATTACCACACGGTTTCAACTGGAAGCGCCACAGTGGCGTGATGAGTTTGGAAAATCCAAATGGTGGACACATCGGTGGTGACTCAATGAGCGAAAGCGCCGGCGCAGGCGGCAGGGTCCGTTCAATTCTCTTTGATGAAAGCGCCAAGGTGAAAGACGGGAAGGACTTCAAAGCCTTCACCTCCTGCGCCTTTACCTCCAACCTCAAGTTCTCAGTCAGTACACCAGAGGGTCCGCACAGCAAACTGGCCAGGCTGGTGAGCAATGAGGATAAGGAGAACGCTATCGTCATCTGGATGAAGTGGTGGAAAGACCCTCGGAAGATGTCTAATTATCGGTGGGTGGGTGGCGAGCTCACCAGCGATTGGAACGAAGAAGCGAAGAGAACACTGGATGCCGAGACTTATAACTCCCAGGTTGCCTGCAGCTTCAAGGCATCCACTAAGGGTGGTATCTACGCCGACCAATACAAAGCGATTCACAGGGCGCCAGGGCTGGAGCCGGTCTATGGCGTACCGATAACCAGACAGCACGACCCCGGCCCGCACTGGTTCACGCTTTGGACACAGATTCTGCCCTGCGGCTGCTACCTGGTATTCCGAGAGGAATACTTCGAGATGAAGTCAATCACTCATATAGCCGAGAGAATCCAAAAAATATCCTGGGATGAATTCGAGCATGATGAATTCAAAGATGTGGGCGACCCGGCTGGCTCTCACCGCAAGAGCGCTATCACCATGAAGGGCGATACCGAACTAAAGAGCGAGTATCAGGCGCTGGCCGAGCTAACCGGCATTAACGTGCAGTACGGTTTCATGTACAAGATTGAAAAGTCAGAATGGGTCACCCGTGGCATCTTGGCTTGCCGAGGGCGCATGACCGGGCTGTGCCTTGAGCACCAGCGGCCGTACCTGCAAATCGACCACCAGCGCTGTCCTATCTTACACAGTGCCCTAGACGGGAAGTATTGTTATAAGGTGGACCACGCCGGTACGCCAACCGGTGTGGTTGATGAATACCACCCGATTGAAGATGCCGCCGACGCCTTCAAGTATGGACCACTGGCCCACGGCCTTTACATACAACCAGGCAGAGAGAAGAAGCCTAAAAGGCAGCGACCAGGGCGAGAATGGCTACCGCCCGACCAACTGAGGAGATACTGATGCGGTACATCTATTTGAAGCCGGACATGCCAGACTTAACCGATCTGGAATTCTGGAACCCCCTGGCCGCACAGATAATCGATGAGATTCTCCCGGCTTGGATGGACTGCCGCACTGGCGTCGAGAAGAAATGGATGGAGTGTGATCGAGGCTATCTTTGCGAAAGAGTGCTGCCGCCCCTTGAGGGTTTTGACTACATCGATGCAAGCCCGTTCGGCACACCAGCGATTCACAACGGTGTCAACAATTACTGTATCAGGCTTGGCATCGGCATCATGGACGAAAAGGACCAGTGGCTGTCGATGTTGGGGCGTAAGGGTGAAGACCCGGCGGTTACCAACGCCGTAAAGGCTGAGCAAGCCTGGATGCACAGATACGCAGAAACACGTAAAGCTTTTACTCGAGGACTGCGGCAGATGGTGGTGCGCGGCATTAACCATTGGTTCATGCGGTGGGATACCGACATCGTCTACCAGCCGATTGGCACCAAACAAGGGCGCCGTGCTCTGGCAAGAGTGCTGAAAGCCAATGGGCAAGACCCCAAGCTGGCCAATCAGGTGAAGAAGATCCGCAAGCCGGTAGTTCGGTTTAATGGTCCCGTTTTCAATGTGGTTGATGCTTATGATGTTTTCTTTGACCCGGAGGCCGATATCGTCAGGGACCGCAAAAAGAGCTACATCGTTAGAAACTACATGCGCCCGCATATCCTCAAGGCGGCCAGAGATGATAATGAGCAGCCGATTTACTCCAACCTGGAGCATCTCGAATCCCAGAAGGCTATAGACAGCTACATGGGCGAAAAGGACAGCTCGCGCCGGATGCGCTCCCTTTACGTGATGGGCGTGAACCCGGAAAGCGCGAAGTCGGTCAGCGCAGACATAGTCCCTGTCTACACCTTCTTCGCCCCGTACCTCGAGTATGAGGGTTACGAGTTTCACGACACCTATTTTTATGTAGCCAGGAATGCCGATAACAAGGCTCTCTTGATTAGGATAGAAGAGAACCCGGCGGTCAACGGTCATGACCTCATGGTGTCAGATACCTTTATTGATTGGTTTAACGACGTCGCCTATGGTATCGGAGCCGTGCAAACAGTTCTGCCGGCATGGCATCGCAAAAACTTCTTTGACGCCGTAATGACCAACGCCGTGGCCGCTCAGCAGTTCCCTGCAATGCTCTATGCGGCCGGTGCTTTCAAGGATGATGAAATCAGGCTTGGTCCGGCGCAGTTAAACGAAATCACGATGGCTGTGGCCGGCATGGATGTTCTGCGTCCGGCTATCAACAACCCAAATGGTGTGCAGATAGGCTTCCAGGAACAGGAATTCCTGAAGCAGGAAATCAATGGCACCTTCGAGGTGTCTGGCGCCTACGGGCAAGGACAGGGGCTTACGCCTGGCTCGAGAGAAACAGCAACCTCGGTCAATTTCAGGGCGTCAAGCCAGTCTCTGGCCGTGAACGAGCAGCGAGAAAAGTTTGGTTCCAGCCTGCAGAAAATGTGCCAATGGGCTTACGACACCCGGCAGGCTACAGCCGAACCAGAAAAGAATCTCGAGGGGGAAGACGTCATTCCGTTCAACCGGATGGAAAACAACAAGCCGGTGCCCGATGAGATTCTATTCGACCAATGGAAGCGCCCGAGAACCGTAGAGATTCTCGGCTACCACGGCGCATTCAACCAACAGCAGCGAATCGACAACCAGAACAATATGTTGAAAGCGCTGGGGCAATCGGCTCAATTCCTACCGAATGCGCCAACCGCAATACAGGATCTGGTAAAGGGATTAGCCCAAGATCTGGAGATAGAAATTTCACCCGAAGCGTGGATGACGCCACAGCAAATTGCTGCCAACAACCCAGAGGTTCTCAAGATGGCCCTTCAAGCCCTCATGGAAAATCCAGGTATGGCTCAGCAGATACTAATGGAGATGGGACAAGGAGGCGAGGATGGACAAGAAGGCGGACCCGGCGGCGGTCCAGCGGGGCCTGGAGGCCCTGGGCAAGGATAAAGCAAGTGCCCTTTTACTGAGGGACCTTACGCGCCAGCCGGGGTGGTTGTACCTTAAACAACTAGGGGATAACCTCGTAGACCAATATGAGGGATATGGGTTACCCAAAACGGAAGCAGAGGGATATCGCTTTGCGATGGCCGGACCAATCAGAAAAGCTCTGAAAATTCTTTGGTCAGTAGCAGAACGATGCGGGAGAGAGCCAGCAGATGAGGCTGAGGCAGCCTTACTGAAAGCAATTGCAGATGGCTCGGCAATTATTGAACACGAGGTGGAGTGATGAGTTTGACGGACTACGACGACGAAGATGAAGATCTGGAAGAAGAGGAGCAGCAGCCGAAAGGTGGGATTAAAGGCAACGTAAAAGGTGCCAGCACGCTCGATCCTGATGCTTTTGCCGATGCTCTGGTATCCAGATTGGAGTCAAGGAAGACCTCTTCTGGTGACGCTGATAGAGATGAAGTTTTGGAGACTATCAACTATCTGCGCGGCGAAGGCTACAGCGACGACTACATCAAGGCGCAAATCCTTAGCCTGAATGCCCAAGAGAAGAAGCTGGAGCGCAAGCTTCAGAAAGCTCTTGAGGAACAAAACAGCAAACGGGCCAGAGAAACTTCTGTTGCGGAAGCTAAGGCTCACATCAATGTGGAGCTAAAGCAGTTCTTCAAAGAAGTGCCCGAGATGAAGGAATTCTCTGCGGAAATCAGAGCCGGCATCGACAAAGCTCTCGAGAAGGACACCGCTTTCTGGGCGAAGTTTAACCGCGGTGAAGTGGATGTCGACACCCTCTCTGATGTCGTCGACAAGGTGAGCGGGAAATTCCTGAAACTTTCCGGTGGCGAGCGCAGAGAGAAATCAATCAATAGCGCACTGAAGCCTGCTGCGCCAGGTGGAAATGCAAAGGCGAAGGCTTCAATGAAAGAAAAAGAAGTAGAGGTCAACGAAGAAGAACTCGAAAGTTATCAACTGGCCCCTTATTACTCCTTCCTGAGCACTAATATGCGTAGGCTTGGAATGAGTGAAGAGGAGGCCAAGAAAGACGCTTTCGCTACTGCTCGCAAACTGCCAGAGTACAGAGCGAAAAAGTCAGTCCTTGACTGAAGATCACCTAAGCCGAACACAGGAGAGTAAATCATGGCAAACGGTTTCATGCTCAAAAACAGAAGGGTAGGAGCGTACATTAATAATGACGCCATCCAAGCTTACCCTGATACGCAGTTCTACCCGGCAGGAGCACTGGAATTTTCCAATGGTATGCTCAAACCTGTAAATGCTCAGGCCGACAAAGTGCATGGCATCTATAACGGATTAGAGATACCAAAGGAGATCTACCCCGGCTCCCGTCCGACTGCCGACAAATCCAGTGTGGCTTACGGCGAAAGGTGTCTGTTCATCCCCGCTATCGACTCCGAATACGAGTTTGAAACGGATATGACCGGCTCCGATGCTCTAGCCATTCTCAACCAGGATGCTCTGTCTAACGCAGATTTGAGCACTGTGAAATTCACCTACGCCTCCGGTTCCAGCAACGACTTCAACGGTGGTTGCATTCTTGCGAACGGACAGCAACGCAACATTCTAACCAGCACCAGGGCTTCGGACACCTGGACTATCACCGTTGATAGGCCGTTCATTCGCGCCATCACCACTGGTGACAAGGTTACTGCTACTCACCTGAACGTGGGTATCAAAAACTGCAAGCTGTCCTCTTCCGCCCCCTACTACGGAATTTCTCCGACTAAGGGTGATGAGACTGGTGGCTATTGTGAAATTACCGAGATGGTTCTCGACCATGTAGTTCCGAAAGCGTCAGTGAGATTCAAGTCGGCTTAACTTGCCGGATAGTGTGACCCAGTCTGCCCGGCAAGCGGGTATCAAAGGAGAAGGAAAATGGCTCAGCCACTCATTCAAGATAGGCCAGCGTGGGACGTTACAATGGAGCCTCGGCTCCGTAAACTCTTCACCTATGGTTTGAAAGTAAATGACGACTGGAAGAAATTCTGGAACGTCGAAAAATCAGACAAGTACAGAGAAGAAGTGGCTGAATTTGTCACTCCTGATGTGACCCAGGAAACCCCCGAGGGCGCTCCTTACGTCACCCTGTCCATGTCTGTTGTTCGCACCTCGTCCACGGTTGCTGTTGATTACACTGGACAAATTATAATCACCCACCAGATGAAGCGCGACAAGAAGTACAAGGAGATGGAGAAGCAGACCTGGGGTCTTGCCGAAGCCGTCGCCAGAAAGCCGCACGAGATGGCTGTTGCCTTCATGTACAACGGTTTCGACAGCGTGAAATCTTCCGACGGTCAGCCTTGGTTCTCCAATTCGCACCCTCTGAAGAACGCGCCCACCAAGTACGACGACAACCTGATTACCGATGCTCTTGGCCCTCAAGGTTTACTGAATGCCCTTATCAGGCTTCAGGACACCAAGAACGAAAACGGCAAACCCATTCCAATGGGCGCCGGCAAGGTTCGGGTATTCGTCACCCCGTCCAACATGCTTCTCGTGAAGCAGCTCGCTGACAGCGGCGACTGGCTGCCGAACTCCTCGAACTTCAACCGCAACAAGTTCGAGATTGAGCCGGTCATTCTGCCCTTCTTGTATATGTGCGAAGATTCTCACAGGGAATCTCAGTACTACGTGCAGGATGCCACCGCGAACGAGAACACCATGTTCGAGCGCGAAGGTCCCTCCTTTGAAACCATCACCGATCCCCACACCAATAACACCATCGTGAAGGCTCGTCATGCCTTCTCGTTCCTGGTGTCCAATCACCGTGGCACCATCGGTTCCAAAGGACTAGGCTAAGACTTAGGCTTCGGCCTTCTCGGAGAAAGATAGATGCAAAATTTCTTGCGAACTCTACTGACGGCCCTGCTCGCCATCACTATGGTGGCGGGGCCGGTTTCCGCCCAGTCTGCCAACGACTTTAAGACCACCTTCAAAAACGGGATGCGCGTCGAGGGCGGTTTAACCGTCGTAGACTCAGGCTTGACCGTTTCTGCTGGTGGTCTGACTGTTTCGTCTGGTGCTGTTGCGGTTCCCAGCCTTACGGCTACAACTCCCATAGTCAATGCAAGCATTGGCAATGGCGCCAAGCGACAAATTCTCCAGTTTGTCGTCAACGGTGGGGGTACGTGCGCGGACAGTACAACTTACAGTTGCCTCCTGGTTCCTGGTCGCGCTGGCATCGTCAAAGCCGTCAACTTTGTCGCTGCCACCCCGCCGGTTGGTGGCACCGATACCTTGTTGGTGAAGAAGGGCAGCTCGTCTGGTAACACCATGCTGGACGCCGCTTCGGTTGATGCTACCGGATTGTCCGCAAATACGGTCCTGGCCGGCACTCTGACTGGCACTGCTGCTGACCTGGCCGTCACTGCAACTCAACCAATCTACGTCGCCTACTCGGCTGGTGTTCAAACCACCGACGCTGTCGGCGTGACCATCCAGGTTGAGTTTGAGCCGAACGACTTCTAAATGGCGGCTGTACCACACAGCCAATTTGGAGACATCTGCAACGCGATTTGTCGGCAGGTGGGCTTGGCTACGATGACAGACGAAGCGAAATTTAACGCTAAGTCTGGACTCCAGCGAACCCACCTGCAGATAATCATGTATGTAGACGATGCCGACGCCAAGCTGGCGCTTCGGCTTTCTGAACTTTTTACTACCAGGCGATTTGTCACCAACACGGCCGACGGCGTGAAAGAAGTGGATATCAACGCCATGGCTGACCTGGAAGGCGTGAAGTATCACTCCTTCCGCTGCAATACCGCAGGCAATCAGAAGCGCCTTAATTTCATCCCCTACGATGTTTATAGGGAGCTTAACCCCAACCTTCAAGACCTTGAGGAGGGCGCACCGCGAAGCTGGACCTATTTCGACCAGCCAGAAGAGAATGCGAGGTCGCAAAGTACCAGACAGGTTGTTCTTTACCCCGTTCCAGATGGCGTGTATGAACTCGAGTACTCGGCGAAAGTGAATCACACCGCGTTAACGAATTACTCGGATAAGGTACTGTGGCCGCCACAGTTCGAGCACGTTTTAATTAACTTCGGCCGAGCCATGATTGAAGAGAAGATGGGCACTGGCAATTACATGGAATATGCGCAGGCTGCCCTGGACAATGTGCGGCAATGGGCTACTGCGCCGGCTGACAACGTCAAGAAAGTGAATATGGGCGGCGTCAAAATTGGTGGCGCCGAGACGAACTGGAACTACGGCAACATAGGTTTTGAGTGGGGTGGCTACTGAGAAAACGGGCACTTTGACCGCTGTCGACGGTGTGTACAGTAACATCGCCGATCCTCTCCGCCCGCCAACCTCGCTAAAAGTTGGAAACAATATCAACCAGTACCCGGCCGGTGTCTTCACTAATCAAATCTCGGGCTGGTCAAAACAAAGCCAAACCGCTTTCAATTCTGGTGCGGAATTCTTCGGATTCTCCAGTTTTGTTGATACCGATGGCACCCGCTTTCTACTCTTCCAGGCTGGCGACACTCTCTATGAGTACGCCATTGATACGGACACCGAAACCAGCATTATGACCGCGCTGGACCTGACGACAGATAGCGGGAAGAAAGCCATTCCGTGTATGCGAATGTTTGTGCCCTACGCCGCAAGCAACCCGTACATGGTCTATGTTAACGGGAAATCCAAACCTCAAAAGATCACCTATGCCGCTGGCTTCACCGCGGCTGACCTGCAGCTTAACGCGGCCGACTTCGGTACCACAGCCCTGAGCGCAGCTCTCGCTGGCAAGACCCCGTCTGACCCGAGATTCTGTGAGCCGTTCTTGGACAGGATGATTTACGCCGGCTTCACCGGCGCGGCTGCTTTTGACATCCTGATAACCAATGCCGGGGATGCTGAGGTTTGCACCCAGGCTTCCCCGGCCACCGAGACTGATGGCGGCTTAATGCAAGTCGACCCGCAGCTCGGCCTGGTTACCGCCGTTAAAGCTTTCAAGCTCTCCAACGCCACCAATGAGCAAATTGTGCTGATTGGACAGGAGCACGGTGTTTCGATTATCACTGGCACCGGCGGCAGCACTTTCAAGTGCTACACGCTTACCGATGAATATGGCATCCCCTCCAATAGCGGATTCGTTCAAATTAACTCTAATCTGTGGTTTCTGGCTTCCGATGGCGTGAGACAGTTTTCCGCTCTAGCCGAGAACGCCAACCTAATCGGCTCCGCGCTTACCTTCCCTGTTCAGGATATGGCCTATCGGTTGAACGAAACCTACCTGTACAAGGCTCACGCGGTGCATCACAAGCGGTACCAGGAAGTACAGTTCTGGTTCCCGGTTGACAGCGACACCGACCCGTCTACGGCTTTCGTCATGAGCTACGCCGGCAGTCGTGACCCGCAGCAATTAAGTGTGGCGATTTTCACCAAGGACGGGACTGAGTGCCTGGCTAGTATCTACTTCGACAAAGTCTTTTACGGTGGAAACGGAGATGGTATCTTACAGCGGCACCATGATGGCAATTTGTACGACACTGAGCCAGTGGTTAGCCAGATGGATTTCGCTATGATGGTGCCGGACGACCCAGAAACCGAATGCTCCCTTGAGAAGTTCACCGTGGTGACCTATGGCGGCGGGCAGAAGTTTCTAATCAACACCAACTACCTGGCCCGAGTCGCAGATGGCGATACAATCGGCACAGAGCGGTTCGACGCCGAGCCGACTGACCATATTCTCTCAAGCACGGTTACCAGTGGTACGGTGCTGGATACCTGGAGTCTGGGAAACAGCGCAATCCCCTCTGAGCACATGCGTTATCACGACTTCTACCCGATTGCCGCAGGTGCGCTCAGTTTTGAGGCATCCTTGAAGTGCAACGAATCCGACCACAAGCTTGACTTTATGCTGGCCAACTACAGACTAGGAGTGGGAAATCGCAATGCGTAAGAAGTTATTATCAGCTCTATTCCTTTGGCTCCTGGCTGTTCCTGTGTTTGCAGCTGTTGTCTCCACGGTCGCTGTACCTTCGACCAGGACAACCGGAACCACGATTACTGCCAGTATCTGGAATTCGGACGTACTGGGTATCTATACCTACATCAACAACAATATTGTTCCGGCGCTAAACACGGTCACCACCAAGGGTGATATGTACGTGTACAACGGTGCATCCCTGGGGCGCCTGGCGGTAGGGACCAACAACCAAATACTCACCGCCGATAGTGGCAACCCTTTGGGTGTCGCCTGGGCAGCCTTTGCCAACGCAGCAGCCTTGACCACCAAGGGTGACATTCTCGGCTACTCTACTGGCGCCACACGCATTCCGGTTGGCACGAACGGACAGGTGCTGGTGGCCGACTCCACTCAAGCTGCTGGCATCAAATGGGGGACGCCAACGACCTCGGTTCCTTCCGGCACTGTGGTTGCATGGTCGCCCGCTTTCTCTGGAACCAGCACAATTCCCACCGGCTGGCTCCTGTGCGACGGCACGAGCTCTACCCCGAACTTAATTGGAAAGTTTATCGTCGGCACCAGGCCAACCGGCTCCACCGCAGCCGCAGCTTCCGGCGGGTATGGTGTACAAACGCCTGACGCTAACGGCGCCGGAACCACCACCCATACCCACACGATTTCCGCTTCTATCAGCAGTGGCTACCCTTCAGCTACCACCCAGATTGACCGCACTTTGCCCACTGATATCGAGGTATCCGGCTACAGCCATATTCACACCCTGAGCTACTCTGGCGCCTCAGCCGCAGCCAGCACAGAGCCTTCCGATTACGCCCTTGTTTATATAATCAAGCAATGAAAAAACTTTTCCCACTGCTGCTTTGTTTTGCCCTGTCGATATCCCTGGTGGCTTCGGCTCCCATATCCACACCCACGAAGCCATCCAGGGTGCAGGGCGGGCATGTAATCACGGCCCAGGAATGGAATGACACCATTCCTGGCATCTACACCTACATAAACACAGTGGCTGCTGTTCTCAATGTGCTGACCACCAAGGGCGATCTATACATCTACAATGGCGTAGCGCTCACCCGTCTTCCGGCAGGAACAAATGGTCACGCCATCACGGCCGACTCAACACAGTCCACTGGCGTGAAGTATGCCTCGCCGACTTCGCAGCAACCTATGACCACCAAGGGCGACCTGCTTTACCAGGACGACAACACCATTAAACGGTTACCTGTCGGCACTGATGGCTACGCTCTGGGCGTCTCTGCCGGACTGCCCGCCTGGACCGACCTGTCTGGCACTACAAGCTTCCCGCGCGGCACCGTGGTTCCCTACAACTTCACCTATGCGGGCAGTTCCACGGTGCCTGCCGGGTGGCTCGTTTGCGATGGTACAAACTCGACGCCTAACTTGATTGGGTTATTCGTAATTGGGACCCGTCCGAACGGCTCAGGAGCAACGGCTGCAGCCGGGGGGTTTGGCGCAAAAAACCCCGATGCGGCAGGGCCTGGAACCGCCACCCACACCCATTCGGCCACCTACCCAAGCGGCAATACCGATACAAACGCCAGCAACCTTGAGTATGCTGGTGGCTACAGAACGCCTTACGGGCATGCCGGTACCAGTGCTACAGTAGGAGCACCGTACCACACCCATAGTGTCAGCGGCGGCAGCTTCACGGTGACAACAAACGCACTAGAACCCTCGGATTATGCGATGGTCTATCTAATCAAACAGTAGGAGGCAAGATGTCTGGATATTTCGAGAGAACCAGTGATTCAGTCGCGGAGATGCCAGCGCAGCGAGCGCTGCAAAAAATCCAAGGGGCTGGCGCCAACAAAGCGATATCCACCGTGGCGCCAACCAAAATAAGTCAGTGTATGGGGCTGGTGGGCGACTCCCAGATGATATCCCTGGCTGTTAAGAACACGGCCGGTAACGCTGATGTCACAATTACGCTCTGGCTCTGGAATAACGGATTTGGGCAGTGGATGTATGGTGGGGCCAACTCCAACGACTACACCAAGATTTTCGCCGACAAAGGACAGGGCGGATTCAGAGCCCCCAAAGGGGCATTCTACTTCCTTCAGGGCTCAATTGAAGTCGATGATGCTCGGGTGGCTGACAACTGCCCGAAGGTGAGCGAGCAGTACCCAACCACCGCATAGGAGGCTCAGATGCACTTTTTATTGGCGCTCTGCCTCGCCTTGTTTTGCTCTGCTGCGTGGGCTCAGAGCGGCCCTGGTATTGGCGCGTGGAAGAATCCCACCGAGGGGATGCCTCTCGATGCTTCTTACGTTCTTCTGAATCACAATACGAACCTGCCAAACGCTCGGGTGCTCACTAATGGGACCAATATCACGGTAACCGATGGCGGCGCCGGCGGCAGTGTCACGGTGGGTCTATCAGGGCAGGTCGGCTTTGCTAATGGCGGGACCGGACAGGCCAGTAGACAGGCGGCTATCAATGCTCTCCTTGATACAGCCAGTATGTCCTCTCAGGACTTGGTTTATTTCAACGGGACCAATATCACTCGCTTGGCCCGAGGCTCGAGCGGACAGTTCCTTGGCGTGAATGGCAGCAACCAGCTTTACTGGGCCACCGGAACGTCTGGTGGAGTAGACGCTGCCGCAGAAGTCATTCTTGGCTCGGCTCACGCTTCCGCAACCAATGCCAGAATACTTACCCAGGGTACCGGTATTACGATTACGAATGCGGGTGTGCCGGATGGCGCTATGACTGTTGCCATCGACAGCACCGTCGCCACCCTGACCGGCACCCAGACTCTCACCAACAAAACTCTGACCACGCCTTACTTCTCGTGGAATGCTGGTGGGGGCGTCGGGCTCAAGGCATCTACTTTCGACTCGCTCTTGAAGTGGGCTGATTGGTCGGCGGCCAGAAATATCACCATTCCAGAGCCAGGTGCCGATGCCAATGTGGTTCTTTCCGAGGGTAACGCCACAATCAACGGCACTAAAACCTTCTCGGACCTGAAGCTATCAAGCACCACTTTCAAGAGTGGCTCCAACACCATGACGGTGCCTGGCGCAAGCGACACCCTAGCTGGCCTGGCTACCTCCCAGACACTGCAAAACAAAACCATCGAGAATGGCATTCATTCTGGAAATATTCGCCTACAGAGCGGTTCCTATGATTACACCGTGGACTGGGCAACACTGGCCGCAAGCCGAGCGTACACGGTGCCCGACGCTGGCGGTGATGCTAAATTCGCCCTGACCGGTACTGCTGTTACCCACGCTGCCGGCGCTGCTGTTTATTCGGACGGCGCCAAAATGATGGTGACCGCTGCAGGTTCCTCTGGACAGCCATTACTGAGCAACGGTGCAAGCGCACCGGCCTATGGCAACCTCGCAGCGGCAAATGGCGGCACCGGCCAGACCTCGTTCACCAAAGGCGACATTCTGGTTGGCTACAACAGCACCACGCTGAATAAGCTTGCTGTTGGTACCGATGGCTACGCCCTGACTGCGGACGCTGCCAGTACCAATGGTGTAAAGTGGGCGGCAGTCACAGCATCCATTACGCTCTCCAATCTACCTCATTTGAGCTACTCTGCTGGCACCCTGAGTGCATCCGGTTCCACCGGCGACCTGCCATATTTCTCGGCCAGCAACACGATGTCTAAGCGCACCATCGGCTCCACCGGACAGGTGCTCACGGTCGTATCCGGCGTACCGAACTGGTCATCGACCCCAGCGAGCAAATGGAACATTCAGGCGAAGTCGGCCGACTTTACAGCCAACGACCAAAGCCACACCTACTACAGGATCACCGCTTCAAGCGCAATCGCTGTGACCCTGCCCGCTTCACCGGCCGATGGCAGTATTTACAAGTTCAGAAGGGTGAGCGGTAGCGGTGTGATAACTTTTACCGCCGATGGTGCGGAAACAATCAACAATTGTGACATAAGCGCTTTAACCACGCTCACCCTGAATGATGGTGGCGTGATTGAGCTAATGGCCGTTTCCGGCGGCTGGGAGGTGGTCTAATGTATCGGCGTTTACTTAGCTTATGGGCGGCTATTGTATTACTGCTGGTTGGCGTTCTGCCAGCCAATGCTAGCGCTTATGGCAGGGTGCAAATCACTGACAATACAGAAGCCGCATTTGTTGACTCAATTGCAGATGTGGCGCCAGCGGCTAGCACTACCGATTTATTCGTGAAAGGTGGCTCTGCTACAAATACGGTCTACATTCAAAGGATAGAGATTCTCTACTCCTTTGATGACAGCTCAACCACGGGATACGCCGAGTTCCACCTTCTGAAGCGCAGTACGGCGGGGAGCGGGGGCACCAGCAGCAGTGCCACTCAAGTGCAACTGGATAGCTCTTCAACTTCCCCTACAAGCACAGCACTACGGGGGTATACAGCCAACCCCACTGTAGGCACGCTGGTAGGACGGTTAAACCATGCAATTGTTCGCGGTCAACCTCGCCCTGGGCAAAACATGCATTATGGCGGTGGGCAAAGTGGGGTTGCTGTTCTTTGGGACTCGCGCACCGATGGACCCCTTGTTCTTCGGGGTACTGCGGAAACAGTAGCCGTAAGTTGCAATGGAACCAAACCATACGGTACAACACCCAAGGTGTCCTGCCGCGTCATTTACAGGGAGAAATAAATTATGCATATCCGAGTGTATTTGCCCTGGGAAATTGAATTCAACGAGAAGTACCTTAAGGATGGTCTTGATAAATTTGCGCCTTACGCTGATTTTCTGAGATTCTGCATTGAGGAGCGTTACCCTGTGACCGTCAATCAATTTCGTAAATTGGCAATGAAAAAGGAGCACCCACACCCAGATGCCAACGCAATCAAGTTCGGCCTGAGGGCCGCCAAAGAAGGTGATCGCGGTACCAAGTTCGTCTTCGAGGAAGTGACAGGAGACGAGCCGAACGATGGTAAAATCCCACAGGCCGTAGCCATCTACTATGTGGGAGAAAAGGTAAAGGAACTGGGTGACGAATCGCTGATTGAAGGGCGCAAATTCGGCGGACTACCATTCGATGCAATCAAAGCTCGGTTCCCCGAGCTGTTTGACGAAGCGAAGATCCAGACAGTAGAAGAGTACATGGCGCTTTTCCCAAAGGAGTAAAAAATGTTTGATATTTTCAAAAAAGTAAAAGACAAATTGATTGGCGACCTGAAAAACAAGGCGATCAGCAAGGCTAAGGAAATCTCTGACGAGATCATTGCCATGGCCAAAGCTATGGACTTGGACGGCAACGGCGTCAAGGACATCGAGCAGGTGCAAAACGACCTCGGCGAAATAGCATCCCATGCACAAGAAGGCGTGGCTGCACTTTCCAAAATTGGTGCCCCGGCCGCTGACCTGGCCAAGCTCGGCGGTTTGTATTATCTTAAGTTTGGCGCCAAAAAGCCGAGTGTTGTGGTAGCTTCTTTAGAGAACCCACCCGAAGTCGCGTAAACCCTTACCGAGCGGTAAGTCACACAGCATAATAGTGGCAGCGTCTCGGAGAGGAAAACCATGGAGAAGAAAGATGGACTGGATACACAACGTATCAGAGACATTGAGACTCAGTCTGCTGACCCTTCTGGCGCTGGTGCTATTTATCTCCCAGATAGATCTGAAGAACTTTCACTAAGCTCGAAAGATGAAGCGGCCCTGGCCTTGAAGACCAGGACCGCGTCACTTTATTTCGCCACCTTGCTGGGTATTGCCATACTTGGCTTTGATATGTACCTAACTCACACTACCGGACATGGCTACAAGAGCCCCGATTGGGCTGTAGCCATTATTACGGCTACTTACCTCGGGGCTTCTGGGAACCAGCTTGCTGGGCTTTTGAAGATTTTCCGCCGGAAGTAGGTGCGGCTTTTTTGACTGGTTCCTTCTTCTCTGGTTCTTTCTTGACTGGAGATGATAGTGCCGCTTCCTTAAGAAACAAAGCTCTCTCCCTCTGCCTTCTCGGAAGCAGGACCGGCTTCTTATGGTCGTCGTATTTCCAGTCAAGGAAGTGGTCGGCGGCCAGTTGGTACTTACCTTGGTTTAACTCAAAGAGCAGGGTGCTGTTCTGGAAGCCAGGAACAAACCCGGCGGTTCCCCTGCGCTCTCTCGGCAGGCGGCCGTCGCCGACGTTGAACACAAAGCAAACCAAGGCATCAAACTGGTTCTGGGTAAGAGGCACTTTCACCCGGTTATTCACAATAGCCACAGCCCAAGCTATATCCTTGTCGAGCAGCGCATATATGAATTCATCAGTAGCTTCCTTGGGAAACATTGGGAATTTCTCACCCGGTTTCACCAAGTGCCCAATCCCAAACGTGGGCCTACCCTTCACCACCTTGCCGGTTACGATAGGCTTGCTGTCGCCATCGTCGTAAACCCACGGCTTCTTGCCCTCTTCATTGGCAAGAAAATGCTTGCCGGCCATGCTGAATTCCATCATTAAATTAGTCCTCGCGGTGTCACACCTATCAGTTTTACCCTTGAACCGGTTTTGAGGAAAGGGGTATATTGTATGTCACCGACATACAAGGAGAGCCCCATGGCCGTGAAAGATAAACAACTACCAACCGTGATGCAGCCGGTAATAACAGCCAGCCAGGCTGTTGAAGCCATCAGGCAGCTTCAGGGTTTCGTCAAAGATCTGCTGGTTGAAAATCAGGACTTTGGCAAGATCCCTGGTGTCCAGAAAAATACCCTTTTGAAGCCTGGCGCCGAGAAGCTCAATAAGGTGTATGGCTTTCGGCCTAGCAAGATCACCGTTACCCAGCAGGAAGAAAACTGGGAGATCGAGCCCCCGAGATTTGACTACACGATTGAAACCGTGTTGGTGGACAGCGAGGGGCAAATCGTCGGCATCGGCCTCGGTTCCTGCAACTCGTGGGAATCTAAGTACAGGTACCGCAACGCCAGCAGGGTTTGTCCGTCATGCGGTGCCGATGCTCTAATGCGCTCGAAGTACCCCGACAAAGCCACCAGTGACAAGGGCTGGTATTGCTTCGCCAAGAAGAATGGCTGCGGCGCTCAGTTCCATAGCAAAGATCCCCGGATCGCCGGGCAAGAAGTCGACAAAATGGAGAATCCTGACATCGCCGATCAAAAGAACACTGTATTGAAGATGGCCAAAAAGCGCAGCTTGATCGATGCCACGATCAACGCCACCATGTCTTCCGACCTATTCACTCAGGATGTCGAAGACTTCGCCTCTTACGACAAATCCCAGGTGGTTGATGCTGAAGAGGTCAACGAAGTTAAGCCGGCAGAGAAGGCGGCCGACAAGCCTAAGCCTGCGACCAAGCCACCGGCCGCGAACCAGCAGAATAAGCCACCGGTCAAAGAAGGCCCTGAGCCCGAGCCTGAAACTAATGGCAAAGGCAAGAACCCATCCTTTGATACCGAGCTGCACAAGGTGGTGAGCGAATGCACCAAGCTCGAGCAGGAACTCGACAAACCGCCAGCCGACACTGCTGTAAAACTCATGGAGTTGTTTGTGCTGGTTTACGGCGTGGAAGCCAGATCCAAACTAAACGTCTTTATGGGCGGCAAGCATGGCATCAACGCCGCCAACAAAGCCGAGAAATACACCTGGGCCGTGTTCCACGATGCGATCCAGCACATCAGAGAGGAAGCGAACCGTGGCTAATCAAAACGTTTTAGAACTTCAGCAGCGCCTTGAGCACCTTGATGAAATCGAGAAGCAGATGAATGCAATCATCGAAGACTTCATGGCTTCACCCGAAGAGGTCGACAACGCACAAGAGGCCCTCAATGCCATCAATGCTGAGCGCGTCGAAATCAAGGCTATGCAGGCCGGTGGAGAGGTGTTTGCTGACGGCTGCGACCTGGACAAGCAGTATGCCGACCCGGAAGGCAACACGGTTGTGGACAATGGCCAAGGATACATGGAGCCGGATATCACCAGTCAGTCTTGCGAGCCGGGACCGGTGGCCGACAAGGCAAACCAGAAGCCGGTAAAAAAACAAGAATCAAAAGACAAGGAGGTGAAATCAGAGTCGCAGGAATCGTCTTCTACCCCTGGATATAACGCCAGAGAAACCCCGAAAGGCACTGTGTTTGTCGTCGGCCCGACGCCACCTAAATACGGCTACGCCAAGATGCCCGACTACGCCAACCTATTTGAGTTTGCCAAATCTCGAGGCATGAAAGAAAAGGACTTCAAAACAGTCTGGGAGAACATGCAGGAACTGATAGCTTCCGAGCCCAGGGCTAACGGGATGTCCGTTGATGACTACCACACCATCGTCAAAATGAAGGTGTATGAGGCTGTTGAGGCATGGACAGCGAATCCCGAGCAAGCTAAGGAGATGCGCCAGGAAGAAGACCAGATGTCTGTCAGGTTGCTTGAAACAACCAAGAAAGTGCTAAAGGCGGAGGGTGTACCGGAGCGATTTGCCGAGCGCGTATTAAAGAAAGTGCTCAGCGTGCAGAAGGTGCAGAGTGAGCCCCTAGAGCCAGCTTTGCATATCGAAGCTAAGAAAGTCGTAGAGCTACTTTTAAGTATGGGTGAATCTATCCCTGCTACTGAAGAAGAGCTGACCGCCTATACCGACAAGTACCTGTCTATCAACGACAGGGTGGAGAGAATCAGGGCGCAGGCCGAGCGCATGATAGCTAGAGAAAAGGCTCTGCTTGAGGCTGCTGACGATTACCTGAATCCTGAATTGGTAGGTGTAGTTGAAACCAAGCTCAAGGAGTCTGGTAAGAAGGTGAAATTCCTCGACCTTGCCACCGGCAGGCTGCAGCTCAAGACCTATGGCAGCAAGTTTGGTATTGGCGACAGAACCAGACTAGAAACTTACTTCAAGCAGCTTTCGGCGGAAGCGCTCCAAAAACTGGAAGTAGAGCGGATTGTCAGCTACAAGTATGACCAAAAGGTCATTTGTGAGCTGGTATCCGATGAAAACTGCGCCCTATTTCCAATGAGCGCGTTTAAGACGACCGAGCCGACAACCAAGTGCTACGTGCAGTCTCCCAAGAGTAAAGACTGATGCGAGAACTTTGGCGCCTGATGCCCGCTCTGGCGGCATTCACCATTCCCACCAGAGCCATTCCCAAGAAGCGTCACAATGCGAAGGGGCGCACACCCCTTGCTACGTGGGCTTTCGAGCAGCAAATTGTCGGGCCGCTCGCAGCGGAGGCATGGCGTCAGGCGCCAACGGTTAGACCTGTCGGGCTGGTGATTGATTTATTTTATTTCGACCACCCGCCCGATGAGTCTAACGCCCTCAAAAGTATTGAAGATGGTATGAACGGCATCGTTTACCTGGATGATGAGCAGGTTGTCTACACTGAAATCTGTCGGCAGGTATGCTCCTGTAAGAATGACGAGAGAGCGGAAATCCAAATTTTGGTGATGTAGTGCTGGATGAAATCCTAAAACAGATTGATTACATGCTTGTACTGGCGCCCCTTAACCCCAGGCCAAAGGGCTCCAGGGAGATATGGGTAACTTGCCCCAAGTGTGGCAAAAACGAAGCTTTTATTTTCCGAGACGGCCGGTCCATAATCTGTCGCCGTGGTAATCAATGCGGACAAACCACCGAGCTGTTAGAGCTCGTTTCCGGTATCCCACGGGCTCGTGGTGAAGACTTCCTGAAGGCATGTGAGGAATTAGCCAAGGTGGGCGGCGCACCCTTCGAGAGAAGGCGTATGACCCCAGAGCAGCGCCTGAGAATCGAAGCTATGGAGATACGAGCAGATGCCCTGACCCTGCTGCGCGATGCGGCCAGCGCAAACCTAAAAGCCCAGTTCGACAACTTTACTGGCGGCGCCGGCGTCGACTACTTACAAAGTCGTGGCTTCGATGTGGTCAAGTGCCTCGAGTATGGCTTCGGCCTAATTGAGAACGTCGAGGAACTTGATGGCGTAATGACCAAGAAGCAGCTTGAGGAGGTCGGCTTCTATGCAGTTCACGAGGGCGCTGGCTACTTTTCCCAGAAGTGGGAGCACCGAATAACCATTCCCCTTTGTGATCACAGAGGGAGACTTCAAGGCTTCGCCGGTCGCACCTACAAAGACCACAAACAGAAGTATATGAACACCAGGGGCACTTCGCTCAAGGATTTGGTAGCAATCGAGCTAGCCCCCGCGCTTGAGCACGGCTCCACTATTATCGGCGTAGAAGGCTTCCTTGACCCCTTTAAGGCCAGGATGCATGGCATCCCGAACGTGGTAGCAGTCGGCACAACCGGCAAAGCCCTGAGCCCGGAGCGCTGGGAAGCTCTTTACAACTATGGCGTGAAGCAGTTTGTGTTCATCACCGACAACGACAAAGCTGGAGCCAAAGGGCTCGAAGCGGCACTGGCTGCAGTTGACCAGGCCAAGAAAGCGCCAGATGTCTTCACGCTTGAACTGCCAGAAGGCAAAGATCTTGATGAATGGATTGACATTCAAAACAGCAACAACCTGCTTGTGTCTGAGGAATTCGGCAGGCTCTACCGCCAGCGTTTGCATTCCGACCGGCTAAGGGCTAAGGTGTTTGCCACCAGCCTGGACTGTTCCTCAGAAGGGGATCGCTGGTCCTACCTGCAGCGCTGCATGGACTATGACGCCAGCGTGAAAGAGCCAAGAAGGTTGATCAGTCTGGTGAACCACTTCTGGCCAGAGGTGCAGTCTGTATCAGGGGCTGATGTCGAAGTCATTCGAGATGTTTGCGAAAAACTTAGAACAAACAGAAGGAATGAGGAAAAGAAAAAAGCGGTTGAAACCGCTTTATCCCTGACCAAAGAGCAGCTAAAAACCTCTACGCCGGAGGAGGTAATTCGGGAGGTTGTGACCAAGGTCCAGGCAATAGAGGAGGCGCATCGGATTGTTCGACCCTCCTTGGTTCTACCTCCAACCGAATTGTTATCCGCAGATCTAACGGCGCTTGAGGAAATCGCTGGTCGAGACTTCTTAGGAATTCCACAGCAAACTCTTCCAACGCTCGATGTAATGTTATCAGGATTGCGCGGATTGACAGTTCTTGGGGGCGAAACAAATATTGGAAAGACGATTCTACTCGTGCAATTTGCGGTTGGTGCCCTTCTTGCTGATCAGCAGGTTTGTTGTCTTTTTGCATCTCTCGAAATGCCTCCTCGGACGTTGAGATTTAGGATTCTATCTTACCTCACAGGACTGAGCCTGCAGCGGCTCGCCAAGGCTGTGAGGGCGGGAAACCCAGATGTAATGGACGCCTGCGACTTCATGGAGCGAGTGATTTTACCCAGACTTAGGTTTATTCACCCGCTTGAACCAGTCGGCACCGAGTTTACCGTAGACTCAGTATTCCACGAAGTTGAATCACTCAAAGCAGAAACTGGTGCCACACAGTGCCTCACCATTGTCGACTTTCTTGGTATCTGGCCGGTGGATGAGAGCAAATTCAAAACAGACACCATGGTTCAGAAGCGACAGATAGAGGACTTGGTTGAAATCAGCCACCGCTGCGGTCCCACTATCACCGTGTCTGAAATCCGCAAGAAGCAGCCCGGTGATGAAAGCACCGAGAAGGAAAGCGATGACTTCATGGGCTCAGCCAGAAGTCTTTACCGAGCCGACAACCTGGTGGCGGTCTATCGCTTCTCCGACAGGATGCTAGTTGAACATTTTGAATCCAACATGGGCTTTCTGAGAACCAGGGCTTCACCCAAGAGAATTGATACCAAGACGTTTAAGAGTGACGAGACACGAGAGCAGATAGAAGAGATAAGAGCAGAAATGGACAAGTACGCCATCTTCCCACTCCAACTAAAAGTCACAAAAGTAAGGGATGGCGGCAAGAAAGGGAAAATCAACATAATGATGTTTTGGGAGCAGAGCGCAGCGCAGGAGGGATTGAATTTTGAGCGCACTAGATAAATATTTACGGCAATCACACATCACAGCACCAGAGGTGGCGCCAAGCATAAAACGAGGTTGGAGTGACGAAGTGATTCGCGCCAGACTCGACAAGCTAAAAATGGAAGCAATTCACTCTGGCAGGATTGCCCCTGTTATAGACTTCTTCGACAGTCTTAACGTTATGGTCTGGAATGCCTTCAGGGTTAACTTCGCTCGCTCTGGTGAAACAGCCGAAATCAACAGAAATCGAGTATTGGAAATCTGGGAGGAAGAATATAGCAAGTGGTATCAAGAGTGGTATCAATCACTTTTGGTGGAAAACAAAGGAGGTGACTTTATATGACCAAGAAGAAAACGCCAAAGGTGTTAGTGTACGTTGACGCACGGACACAGACCGCTTTTGATAGAGCGTGGAAGGAGAGAGGTAAGGCGTCGAGAAGCGCTACAATCAAGGAGCTAATGCTGGAATATGCAAAATCAAAATCAATCCTCGACGCCGTTAGGCAAGTCCAAGACGGAGACACTGGGGCTCTCTAGGGTGGTTTACTCAATCACCCTGGAAGACTTATACTGCGGATTGGCGCTAGCTGGAATGCTAGCTTCTCCATTCGATACGGTTAATCTAATCGAAACCGCCAACAAACTCGGAAAACAACTAGCAAAGGTGAGGAATGATGAAAAAGCTGATAATAATGCTCTTGGTGGCACTACTGGCGCAAAACCCAGCAAACGCCGGCGTGTTAAAAAAGACACTGGAGCACTGCAAGAAAGTGAGCAGGATAATCCTAGTAACCCCGGCTAAAGCCACTGGTCGCTTCGCCCGAGACTTCGCCAAAGACCCCATAGGGCACACCGGCCACGCTATGAAAGCTGGCGTGGTGAAGACCTACCACGGCGCCATTAAGGCTGCTCAAATAGTGGAGCCGGTAGCCCCTTTGGTTAATTTCGGAACCGCCGTAACCAACGGGATGATTGCAGCAAAAGCAGCAGGCGCCAGGTGGTAAGAAAGAAGCTAACCAGAGGCCCCGAGGACAAACCGGAGGAGCCTTACAAGCCAAAGAAGATGCGGGACTTTGGCAACCGCTTCTGCATTAAGTGCGGGCACTTCCGACCGCTTGGGTTTGGTCGGAAGTGCCCCTGGTGCTTTGTCGAAGATGGTGACAACCGAGAGCCGACAGCGGAAGAGAAGCTATCAGAAGAAACCAAAGCCATCCTGAAAGCCAGGCGCCAACGCCGGCGTGAGGAAATCAGACAAGAGAAAACCATTAGAGAGAAGGTTAAAAGGCTGCTCTCTTTGGACAGAAAGGGTGGCGTTAGTCGAGAGAAGTACACAGCCCAGGGCAGGCGTAGCTTGAGAGCAAAACAAGCATGGTGGTTGGCTGACCAGTTGGATATGCTGCTTGAATTATTCGAGCCTGACTATGAAGGCGGCTACCTGGTGTACAAAGACAAACTAACCGAGCTAACACCACAAATCAGAGCACTGAAGAAAGAGGTTCCTAGAATCAGGCGCACTTTCGTGAAACAGGAGAAGGGCTTCAATGAGAAGAAGAACGATTTTGGACAAGACAGAAGACCTGGAACCACTTTTGATATCTTTGGCCCGTTTACTTAGCGGAGCGGCGCTTCCAGGGCTCGCGGTGCCCAAGTCGCAAATAGTTCTCGCGCTCAAAATCCGAGCGCATTTGATGGATGCGCCAGACCAGAATCAGTGCTGGTTGTGGTGCGGCAAGAGTCGTGACCTAAACGGCAAAAGCGGTGTCATCGTGCACGATGGGCACCGGTACCGTGCCAGGCGCGTAATGGTTGAGTGGCTGATAGGTAAAGGGTTTCAATACCACTACATAAAGCCTGCCTGCGGTCAGCCGTGGTGCCATAACCCGTTCCACCAGAGAGTGTTACCCATCAAAAGTAAATCACCTGGTCACATCAGAGATGTATGCAGCCGTGGTCACAGTCTTCTTGACCCTGAAAATATAAAAGTGAGCACCAGTAACGGCAGGACTCACAGAACCTGCCTGGCATGCCAGAAGCTCAAGAAAGAGACTTCTTACAAGTACCTATCCCGCCAAATCAAGAAGCAGAACAAGGTTAATAAACCTACAGTAGAGTACTGAGAACCTCCTCCATATCCTCAATAGAAGCATTACCCCTAACCCCATCAATGCTCTCTAGGCAGATTCTCTCCTTGCGCTCGAGTATCTCCTTGACCTTTTCATCAATGGTTCCCTTACCCCAGAGGTAATAACAGGTGACCGCGTTTTTCTGCCCGATACGGTAGGCGCGATCCTCACATTGCCACTGAATCGCAGGCACAAAGCAGGTTTCAATAGTCAGAACATCCTGAGCGGCGGTGAGGTTCAAGCCCTCGGAACCGGCAGATATTGACACCACGATAACTCTGACTGCAGGGTCGTGTTGGAATGCCTTAACAGCCGCTTTCCTCTCCTCTAATGAATCATCACCAAATACGGTGACGGCGCCGTAATGTTTCACCGCCTCATAAATAGCCCTCTGGGTGGCTTTGTAGAAGGCGAAGATAATCACCTTGCGCTGCTGGTCTTCCATTAGGTCTTCCAATTTGTCCAGCAGTGCCGGTAGTTTACCGAGACTGGTTATTTGCCTGAGAGTATTGTAGGCAATCAAAGCTTCGGCAAATGCCGCTCTTATTTCCACACGTTTGCGAAAGGCTATAATCGCTTCTTCCCTGGCATCGCCGGTTAAGTTGCGAATCGAGTGTAGGAATTCTTCCTGTTTTGATTTGATTTCCGAGTAATACCGTAGAACGTGCTTCTTGGCTTTGTCGTACTCGGCTTGGTTTGATATTTCAACCTTGATATGTGAGCGGGTTTTATCAGGTAGCTCGTGCAACACCTCAGACTTCAAGCGCCTTATCATGCAGTATTTAGTCAGCAGGTCTTGCATCTCCAGGCTGTTTGAGGAACCGGTGAAATCCCAGACCATCTGCCCTTTAATACGCACCTGGCGGGCATTGCAATAGCGCTGCTTGAAGTTCCACTCACCACCAAATTTGTCTAACTGCCCCAGGAATTTAAGATAGTTGATGACCTCAATATTCCGATTCATGATAGGCGATCCAGACATGAGCGCCTTATTTTTAACGTGTTCACCCATTTGTAGACAGGCTTGCGCCCTCTGGCTTTTCTTCCCGGTGCCTGCCTTAATGGCGTGGCATTCATCGAGCGCTATCGTGTTGAAGCCGTGGTCAATTATCCTGAGGGCCACCGGCGACAAATTAACCCGCTTCTTGGCAGTGGTTTGCCAACCAGTGGTGCCCTTCTTCTTATCCGTTGCCTGAGTTAGCAGGTCGTAATTGATGACAAAAACGTCAACCTTACCCGCAAAAGTAGTTTGACTATCACAGATGACAACCTTAGCCCACGGGTAAGCCTTCTCGACCTCCTCGGCAATATTGAATTTTAGGGTGGCTTTGGTGACTATCAACAACGGGAATCCGTCTATATGCCAGTTCCAAGCCAGTACTTGAATAGACTTACCAAGCCCCATGTCATCGGCGAAGAACGGAGCGGGAACCCCCACGGCGTACTCCACACCGGCGAGCTGGAATGGTCGCGGCTGGTAGCCCTGGGCTCCAAAACCGGGACGCAGTTTGAAAGTGCTCGCGGTGGCTTTAGAGAGCTCGCGCTGGCGCTGCTCTCGCCCAGCCAGTTCCTGGCACCTGGTGATTACAACTTCTGAGCCTAAAAGTCGCCCAGAATCAATCAAGGTCAGCAGGTTTGCCGCCACTTGAGCTGTCTGGGGCCCATACCACCATTTGTCTATTGGATTCCACCTGACCCCAGAGATAAACTTGACAGCATCCTTGACCGGAGAACCATAGGCTAGATAAATCCTGAATTCATCATTAGCCAGTGTTACCCGGTCGAATTCGGCGGGTTTATTTTGCCTCGTGGTAGTTGGTAAGGCTCTCTCATTTTGAGGCGCCTTGCTGAGCCTCAGAATAGTCTGCCCGTATATCACAGCCAAGCGCAGGGCGATGTCATACGGTATCCCATCCTCGCATTTGTGCTTAATCGCCAACAAATAAGCCCGGTCGACCGGGCTCAAATGCTCCAGGTGGCTTTGCAGCCACTCGTAAGACTCTCTCACGCTTGACATAATCGACCTCTAAAGATGGGAGCAGTAATCGCAATTTATTTCATCGCAAAATCCAGGGCCCGGACATTTGTATGGTAAGTCCTCCTCTTTGCATTCATGTTTGCTGCTTTTGTTGCGGTCAAAATACAGGACCAGATCACCGCGGCGAGCAGTCACTATTTTGACCGGTGCGCCACACTGAAAACAGAAATCAAATCTTTCAGTAGCCATTAGCAATACCCCCAATTGATCACATAAAAATGCTGCAAATTAATAGTTCCTAGATGGTCTTCAAATATCCATGTATCATCACTCCAATAGGCGGGCTCAGGAGTCGGTCTGAGGTAAGAATTGACCATATAAAGACCGTTAAGCTCGGGTGGCGCGGGGTGAACATGCCAAACGCCTTTAGAACAAATCAGTTCCGAGCCATCGGCAAATAGAAATGTCTCAATTTTATATTCTTCGTCTTGTTCACCCCCGCGATCAAACTTGGAAGCAATTTCGTAAAGCTGCTCCGGTTCTTCACTTAGGGCGAGGAGTAATTGTTGTGCAGTGTTCATCATAATTATTTGACCTCAAATAAGCCGACCAGAAAATAGGCGGCGAGAAGGAATAGACAATAAAAATCAAATGAATTCATGGGTTACCTCAGGTAGATCGGCGCAGAACCCCAATTGACTTGGTTGCCTGTCCGGGTTTAGGTGCTCATGGTGGCGTTTAAGGTAGTCTTCTAGTGCTTTGGAGCACAATTGGGATAAAGAGCGCTTTTCGGCAAAGGCCGCCGCCATTGCCCATCGGAATAACCCCTTATCGCAAGTGGTTCCTATACGCGGTTTGGCTGTTGGCATGATTAACCTCCTGAAGCGCAAGCATTGCAGAGTTGTTGACTACCAAGATGATCATAAAATCTCACATCATCATCGAACACATACTGATTGCAGCAGGCGCAAAGGACCACGGGTAGGACGAAGCGCCCGCAAGCGGTAACCGCGAAGCAAAGAGAGCTGTCGTCGGCAGGTTTGGCAATAAACGACCATTCAGGCTCTCTTGATGTGAAGATTTCATAGTCTGAGTGTTCCAGCTCAGTTTCATTATTTACAAGCCAAGACAACAAGGTGGCGAGATTAAGCGCTTGGTTTGAAGTGATCTGGTCGATCGTGGTTCCAATCAAAATAGAATCGAGTTTCATAATAGTTGTACCTCTTAGTTGAAACAGAGCTTGCATTGCAAGCAAGCGGGATTGGAGCGAGACTCCTTGATTTGTCCTGTTACCGCGGGACAATTACGGGTTACTTTTGGATTGATTGCCGCTTGCTTCGCTTTAGTTTTGGAGTGAGCGGGGAAGTTGATCACTCTTCTGTTTTCGAGCTGTTGAAGAATAGCTTCAATGGCTTGGTTAGCGTGGTTATCGTTAGTTTGCATGAAAGCTAGACCGCGCCAAGCGGGGGTGGTTTGCACATCTACCAAGGCGGTAAGCCAACAGTCAGCATCAGCCGATAGCCATAGCTTCACGTTTTTCATCTCAGCAAAATTAAGAAGAGCAGCTCTAAGAGTAGGTACGCGCCAGGAACGAGTGTACCCAAAGAAAATAACGTCGGGACGTTCTTGAGCCACAATTACCCAAGCTTGAATATACGGGACGCTGAAGAAGTCGCCACTATCGTGGAACCTGATAACGCGAACGTTTGCCCGATCGATTTCTGCTAGTAGTAGGCTAGCTAGCAACCGAGGACCGCCGATCCGCAAGGCATTATGGCAAGCCTGAGTGTTTCTTGCCCGCATAAGTTTGGCGGACGAGAAATTCATTGCTCCCTCGTTAACATAGCACAAGCTCTTACATAGGGCAGTTGCGCCCGGGCAAGTTCTGATATTGTCAATACCAAATGTAGTGCCCGCTTTACTATTGCCAGATGTTATTTTGAGAGCGAGCAGCTCTTTATCTGCTCTGATTTGCTCCAATTGCGCCATCGTGGCGAGATTCTTTATCTCTTGCTCTTGTTTTGTTGGTTTGGGTTTTTTCATTTGCAGTCAGCTCCTGATGATATTTGAGTGTTAGATCTATCAGCTCAGACTCAGTCGAAATCAACCCGGAAACTAGCCATGGGGTAGCCATGGCAAGCGCCTTGGGGTAGAAGGCGACTAATTCGAGGGTAGTGGCAGGTTTCATGGTTTACTTATCTCTAAACAGTGATAGTTATGGTTGCTAGATACCCGGGCTTAACCTGTACATTCTCCGGCAGCCGGTCGGACCGCAACCAGCCAGATCTAGACAGGTCTTGGCTGATTCTACGCAACGCACC